TAATTTCCACGTACACTTCAGCGTCCTTATCATAACGAGAGGAGCTGATAACTTGGAAAGCTTCATCAAAGCTATTAGGCAGGAAAACAGTACCGTCAACATCCTTTTGGAAATAGGACGTAATAGATGCAGTGGCCTGCGAAGTGACGATCACGCTATCAGCAAAACCGCCGCCGCCAAGCAGATAGAACTCTTGGTTGTTGTCGTTGAAGGCAACAGAAGCAGTGGTGGCTGCTTGCAGCGTATAAAGCGTAGGAGCGCCACTAACAGTGAAGGTAGCGCCGCTCTGGGAGATAATGGGACGGGAGGTGCCGGTGATGGAGCCAACGCGCACAATCACGTCTTGGCTCTTTACCAGTTCTGTGGGATGGTAGAGCATGGGGAGAATCCTCAGCGATGAAAGAGAAAGTGATTAAGCGTTGTCCACGCTTCCTTTACCAACCAGTCTAAAAATACCCCTGATTGGCGTGCCGAGAAATTGCCAATAATGTTCAGCAATTTGCTCGTTAGGCAACAGTTCAAATCTTCCTTCCCTCCCGTTGATCGTTGCTTGCGCTGAATCACCAAATGTCACGCCAGAAAGCGTAAGAGGATTAGTGAGTCTGCCCTCCATATAGACGGCAGTATTATCAGCGCCAAGCAATTGATCGTATTGAGGATTCCGCTTTTGCTTTAATGAGGCGTAAAATGTAGTGTTAGATGATACTGCCACATAATTGCCAGTATCGCTATCCAATGCATATCCTGATGCCACGCTAAACACCAATGAGGCATTTGCTAATGGCATCAAGAAATTGGTCACACTACAAACCCCACAGCAGAATCGGGAAGTGAATTAAGCATACGCTTGAACTCTTGTCCATATTGAGAAGCATCAAGCCCCTCGCCATATACCTTGCCATCGGTGGCACCAATTTGAATGCCCATTTGCGCAAGTTGAATGGCAATAATGTGCGCCGCTAGAAACTTAACTGCCCTATCAGTTTGGCTGCCAAACACATCTTCCGATGCATCGTAAATGGCCTCACTGATTGCCCCGTTCACAATGCCCGATGGATGGGGAGTGAATTCAGGGAAACGCTCAAGAAAACTTGCATAGGTGACGGCCATAATCAGGCTTTCCCAATACGAATGGCTTCTTGCCGTTTAGAAATGGCGTTCCTCACGCGAATACGTCCTTCTTTCTTTTTCCACTCAGTCAGTTTATCTGCATTGTGGATAAGTTCGATGGCGCGAATAGCCTGAGAAAGAGGCAATGCCGCAAGACTATCAGTGTCGTCAGGAAGTTCCTCTACAACAAGACGATCTTGCAGTTCTTCAATGGCCCCAATCGCCAAAAGGCGCTTGACAGTTTTATTGGCCTTGGCTTCTTGCCATTTCTCTTCAGGAATATCCTGATTAAGACCAGGCACTAATTGAATAATGCCTGTACGGGTGATAATGCCAAAACCAGCTTCACGCGGCGGATTTTCAAGTTCGGGGCGGTAAGCAATTAACATGCGTGTTCTATAGAACTGTTTATAAGCTTAACGCCCCTCCCTCGATTAACTATCCTCAGCTAGACGCTTGAACGTAGATGACGCTCTTCGGATAGTAAATGGCCACGCCACCAACGCGAGCATGAGCAGGAACGATGAATTCCAGGCCACGCTGCTGGGGCGGGAACAGTTCAAGAGGCTGAGGAATGTGCAGTTGCACTTTCTCGGGATCGCGCTTGTACACAACCATGCGGTTGGTATTGAGCTCGCTGTTAGCAGCATCAAGCTGGTTAATGGGTTCAATGCTGCGGATGTAAGGGTTGGTGCGCAGGAAATACTCCAGCACGGTCACATCCGAAGAGTCGGAATTACGACGAGTGGAAATTTCACGATAGTCTTCCCATGCCATGAGAATCGTATCGGGCTGCTCCTTCATCTTGGAGGCGTTGATGATAGCCGTCACGCCATAGTTCAGCAGATCCAGCATTTCCTGGGCAGTGGTGCCACTATCAGTGAACCACTTATCAGCCGCCACCACGTCAACAGTGTTATTGTTGAAGAAGCCCTTCAGGCCAACAGCAGCCTCGCCAAACAGAGCGATGTCCTCGACTTTCTCCTCATAGGCGCGACGCACAGCAGCAGCACGACGCTGCTCCAGGGCGATGTTGGCCATTTGAGCAGCACGCAGTTCCTGCACGGTGTAACCAAAGCTGCCACCAATGGAACGGATGTTGAGGCTCTTCTCAACCTGGCTGATATCGGCACGCGGCAGATCATCAGCAGCATCAGAGATAAGCTTGAATTCACCAGTCGAATCCATGATCCGATAGGTGAAGGTTTGAGCGCCAGGACCGGCTTCGCTAGTCACAGGCAGAATCGTGGGGTATTTGATATCGGCATAAGCGATTTCAAACACCTGAGGGCGAATGTACTCAAGCTGCCGCTCAAGAAACAGGCCCGCATCATCCATACGGAATTCAGACATTGTTAGAGCCTCCTATCAAGAATCAGCAGAGAGAGTGAAGGACGGGCCGTTCAGTTCAAGAACAGCGATGCCAGCACCAGTGGTGGAGGAAAGGAAACGAGCGCCTGCCAGACGAACAGTTTTGCCCGATGCAAAAGCATGGGAGAACTGACCAGCCTTGCCAGTGCCGCTTGCTGCATACAGCACGCGAACAGGCGATGCAGGGGTGACGGCGCCAGTCACATAGACGGCGATTGCACCTTCGCTCACCACATTCATGGCTTGATCCACTTTCACGCCAGGACGGCTGTCGCCATCGAGGGCGGTTTCGTCCACATAGGTGAGAGCATTAACGCCCAGGAACGTATCACTAGTAGCGGAAATGGTTTTAGCGCCAAGACCGTTAGTACCAGTGCTGTCATACACAACGGCATTGCCGAAGGGAATAACAACAGCGGTTTCGTTGATGCGAGTAACAATCGTATTGTTACGAATGTCGGAGAGTTGACCTTCCAGCAGGGCGGTATGCTCCAGGGCGTAAGCCTGTTGCACGCCACCAGCCGCAGCGGTTCCCGACGCAGTAAAAACTACAGCCATGATTACTTAGCCTCCTTAGAGATGGAGAGAGGGCGCTTCCAAGCATTTTGCAGCCAATCCATATAGGCGGACGGTGCAGCAACGGGAGCGGCTAACGAAGCCACGCTTTTGCGCAGCTCATCGGTGACGGCAGAATCCTTGCGGGAAGCTTCCGACAGAGTGTCAAACATTGCCTGCACATAGTCATCAGACTTTTCAGACAGGTCAATGCTGTCGCCACGCACAGCAACGATGGAATCCACCATCACTTCACGAGCAGTTTTGCCGCTGAATTCATAAGCGGCATCAAGAACAGGCTTAGCTTTTTCAATGAGAGCAAGACGCTCTTCGACCATGGAATCAAAATTGATTTCCTTGGCAGCAGCCAGTTCGGCTTTCAGTTCTTCGACGTGCTCAGCCAGAGCATCGGCGCGACCCTCAGCGGAATCACACTTGCCCTTCATTTCTTTTTCCATGGCATCCATTTCGGACTTCATGGAATCAGCAGCGGCTTGCAGCTCGTCGTACTTTTTCTTCATGTCCTCATAGGACATTTTGGCGTCTGCACGTTCTTTAGTGATCGCCAGAGCAACGCTCTCGCTCACCTCAAACTCGGCGCCGTCAAATACGACATTTGCAGTCATAAGACGTTCCTCTTGTTTAGAGAATAAAGATGGATCGGCTGCATCTTGACGATCAAGATGAAGCTTCACTTGCGGGCCTGCACGGCCACGACGAACGACAGCGATGTGATTACCAATGATTTCCTTTTGGATGCCATCGTAATGTTCGCCGTCTTCCGTAACGCCAGGATTGGGATCATAATTCACCCTATATCCGGCGCTCACTTCGCGAGCATCGCCTCGCATGATGCGTTCAATGGTATCTTTATCAGTGATTGTCATCACTGCTTTAACAAAACCATTGTCATACACCACTTCAGTGCCACTAAAGCCCACTTGATAGTCTTTAGTGTTGTCTGCGTCCAAAAGGACGGGAGGATGTTCAGAAGTGATGGCCTTGCCAGCAAATGAGGCTAGGCTCTCGGGAGACGCCACTTCGGAAGGTGGACGATATTCTCGCCGAACAGAACCATCAGCATCTGTGTAATGCTGAATGCCCGTGCGAGCAATAGAAGCCCACGCCCGAAGATAACCTTCCGGCGTGATTTCGTATTTCTCAATAGGAGAGAAATCGTACCTACAGGATGTGGTGCCCATAAACATACTTTACAATTACTTCTATTCTGCCTAGACTAATTATTCAAAGGAGAATAAGAAATGATGTTTTTAGCGAGAAGTACGACGGATGCTCTCAAAATGCCTTATCAACAGGCTCGTCTGCTCATTGCTTCTCGCATTAAAGAAGCCCGCCTAAATAGCGGACTTTCTCAGCAAGCTGTTGCTAAAGAACTTCACATTAGCCAATCCTCTTACAGTCGGATGGAGCGTGGTGAACTTTCTCCTGATTGCGCTCAAATTCGTTTTCTAAGTGGCTTCTATGGAATCAGCGTGCTTTATTTAATGGGCTATCCATCATTCCTTGTTAATGCCACCAAGAATTAGTCTTCATCGTCATCATCGTCTTGCAAATCAGCAAGTTGACTTTCAATGCCTTCCATAATATATGCCTTTGCCATTGCCTCAATTTCAAATACTAAAAATTTAGTGGGTTCAAAATGAGGGTCGGGCTTTTCGTAAACGCTCATCACATAAATATGTGTTTCGTCTAAACGCCCATTCTTAAAGCATTGCTTTTCAACCAGTTCCCATCGCGACGTATTGCGATGTTCATTGGCCGAAAGAATGGCTAATGCCTTCATTAGACCAATGCCTTCGTCTTCCTCTTCCATAACACGCACAAATTCGCTCATGAGATTTTTGCAATCTCACAACATCCTAAAGGCGAAAGCCAAAATGTACTACTTTTTCTTGCAGCTTCCGTCCATCTCTTCTTCCATGCCAGTCTCCTCCTCTTCGCCTTCGGTTTCAATGCAGATCATCGCATCAATATAGGCATCCACATAAGCATCACTTTTGCCCTTCATCGACATGCCTGCTTCAGACATAGCAATTGCAATGGCCTGCTTACGGCTCTTAACTGGTTCACCACTGCTACTCTTCAGCGTGCCAGCTTTAAATTCGCGCATTACCTTAGCAACTTTCTTTTGCTTTGCTTTCTTGTCCATGGTCAAATAAATAGCTTAAAAATAGTCTACGTCATGCACTGGAAGCAATCGACCTTCCTGAATTGCTTGTGCTCTTGATGGAAAACTAAGCTTGAATTGCGCTCTTTCGTAAAGACCAAAATAATTATTGCCGTATTTAGACGATGGGCATTCCATTGTGTAATGATTTAATTCCGTTTCATGCATATTTGCCACTTTGCAAGGAATGGTTCCAGTCCAAAATTCATGATGCATTCTGCTGGGATCATCGAGATAATCCAGAGAAAGCTTGCGCAAATACGATGCATTAGCCCACCAATAGTTTCCCGATGGATGAGGAACGGGATAGGTGCGCCAATTAACAGTGGCAAGATCATGGTCGTCTAAATACGATACAGCAAGCCTCCAATTAACAATCAAGAAGTGTTGCATCATCATGCGCCAATCATCTTGATTTCTCGTGGGATGAGAAATGCCTTTGCTATGCATATAGAGAATGCGGGCATTCTCATCCTGATCGGCAATGCTACGCGCCAACAAAAGAGATGGCTTCTCAGCGAAACCATCTTCTCTTTGTATGATCGTGCAATTGCCTAAACACGGCACTTTTTCCGTGCCATTTACAGACAAAATTAGGCGAGCATTTGCCAGTAAACCACTGCTATATATAAGCCCTATTTGCTCGGCAAACAATTGCTCCCATCTAGTGGTTTGATATAGATGGTAAACAATGTAGAGTTGGCTCATTGATCATTTCTCACGACAAGCATAAGATCGTCATAGCGGCCTTTCCTTCCGCGAATGTCCACTTCTTCAATGCTCATTGTGCTCGGCACTTCTGCAAGAAGAGAATCGTACCAAGATGGGCTCTGAATATCTTCGACTACAGCTACGCCTCCTTTCTTCAAGAGAGGCAGATACAAACGCAGGAAATCAATCTGACTTTGAAGAGAATGCGGACCGTCGTCAATAGCTAAGTCCAGACCATCAGGCGCAAGCTCTTTAATGCGATTGATTGCCTCAGAAGTGTAGGCATCTTGAATGAGAAGAGCATGGCGCTCCTTGTCCATGCGAGTCGGAACACTTTCGTGATAACTTTTCTCAATATCCACGCCAATGACAAAGCATTTAGGAAGTAGATCATGCCAAAGCAAAATGCTGCCACCAAGCTGCACTCCCACTTCCAAAACAGTGCATTCCTTGTCCATCAAAGGGCGCATAAGCTCTTCATATACTGGGCCGTAAGAATGTAAAGTTTGTTTATCAGTGCCGCCGGGCTTTTCAAAGCCATTAACATTTTGGGCGTTAAGAATGGCATCAATCTTAGGAGCCTGAGTGAGTTCTGCGAGTTTCATTGGAACTGAGTGATGGAAGGAAGAAGAGTGTAGATATTGCCACCAAAATCATTGCTAAGTGATTTGGCAATGTGAGAAGCAAAATTATGAGCAAGAATAATAATGTTATCTACTGATTCAGTCTTAAGCCTGTCCCTAGATACCACTTCAAAGCCGGTGCCAGGAATAAACTTCCCTTGTTTATCTAAGGTGTCGTCAACAACAAAAGCATCTGGCATATTTTCAATGGTCAAAGCTAAAGCATTGAGAAACACGCATCCCTTTGCCGCAGCGCCAAAGAAAACAGTGCGCCCTTTAAGACTCCGCAGAAAGTCAAAGCTTTTGTTGATATGGTCGTAACATTGAGCGTTGAATTTATCCAGGTGTAGTAGCTTTTCTTTTTGACGATAATCTTGAATGGTAGAAGTGATTTGGGGAGGTGCTAAATCTTTGTTTGTCATCCACATCCGCATTGAACCACCATGAATTGCTTGCTCTTGCAAGTGAATCACTCGCAGGCCGTAAGCATTAAACAAGTCAACCAATGGTGAAATAAGCCAATAATAATAATGCTCGTGATAAAACTGGTCAAACTGCAGCGTAGATAGCGTCGTCAAAGTATACGGAAACTCCAGCACCCACACGCCATCCAAATACTTAACAATGCCACGCACAAACGAATGGATGTCTTTGGTGTGTTGAAACACATTGGTTGAAACGATCAAATTAGCTTTTGGAAGATCCATTCGATCGCTAAAAAAGCCGCAATGATATTCAATGCCTGCCTCTTCATTAACTTCACGCAAGTTGCTACTAGCGTCAACATTGATAAGACGCTTTGGAGGCGTGCCGCTCCAAAACGAGTGGGTTTGTGAATGTTCTCGGAAAGCTTTCAGTAGCGTCCCATCGTTGCCGCCAATGTCCATGACGGTTTCTAAGTTGAGGTGGGAAAGGCTTTCGTACATCTTTTTGCAATGCTCGATGTACGGGCCGTTCACTCCGCTGCGATAAAGATAGTGCGCATACAGCTCGCTAGGCGGGACTTCCGTGTCAAGATGAATGGTTAAATCGTCTTGATATATAGCCTTCAGTGGATAACGCTTGGCATGCAAAGCTTCTTCTGCAGTCGCTTTGAGATTGTTCACTAACGGCTGATCAATAAGATCAAGCAATACCTTCCCCATGCGGTTAAGGCCCAATAAAGCCTTGTTGAATGTTGTACAGCGGGATTCTAGGGATGAATTTATCCTTGAACATAATGATGCCAGTTAGCAAACGCTCCGACAAAAATGCCATAGCTCGCTGGTCGTATCCTTGAATGAGGCGGATGTCCTCTTCGTAAATTTCCCAGATGGGCCATAAGCAAGAAAACAAAAGCGTCATTAATGTTTTGTAGTGCTCCCAATTGCCAACTGCCATTGGACCCCCCTGGAAATATGGCTGGTTCCATATCGCAGCCATTTCCTCTGCAGTAAAAGGAAGTTTTCCTGCATTGGCAACGCTCATCGTCATTCCCACGCCATCGAACCGATGACCGCCGCAAAACTGTTGCGCTAACGAACAGTTAAATCGACATGGCACACTTAGGCAAAGGCCATCTTTAGGCGCCATGGCGAGGTCTCTGTCATGCCAAAACCTTCGATGCTGAGCGTTCCCAATAAATGACTCCGTATTCGTCTGAAGCAAGTAATGAATAGCGGTCAGTTCTCCCCACCATGGATTAAGGGTGGAAATATTGTCCTGACATTCATCGTCAAACAAGCATCCCCTAGATGCCAGTGCTGCTCTTTCCTCGGGACTGAGCGCATGAGCGTTGGCAATCACTTCTACAGTTTTAAAAGATGACTGATAGCGCATTTTGCTATCAGCCATCCTTACTGCATAAATGATTAGATCATCATTTTGCATAAGCTGCCCTTTTAGCCCATAGTTCGTTGTAGTTATTAACGCTTTTGGCACCAAGTCCTGTTAAATCGCCACCGCCAGAAGGCTTGGACCACGCAAGAAGCGTGCCATCAGGAAGAACAAAGGCCCTGTTCTTTTGTTCGTGCGTAGGAGTCAGTTCTAAATAATCGCCATAAACAAAGTTGGCGTTGCCACCATTGGATGCCAATGCAGCTCCAAGTAACGTGGGGCCAGTGGGGCACAATGGAGTGATGCCATAGTATTCTTCTTCGCAATTATTGACAATCATTTCGATGGCAATTTGCAAAGCAAGGTTATCGGGCTTGGAATAAAGAACAGTTGTGGCACACGCCCAGCTTGTATAGCTAAAACGCTGAATGTCCCTAAAAGCCAAGAATTCAATGCGTTCACCAATGTCTACGGCGTTGATGGCCCTCACGCCAATGTCAAAATACCATCCTCCCAGCTTATTTAGCAAACAAAAGCGACCAAGATCGGCTTTGTAAGAGAACGGAACAAGCTTGTCATAAGCCCACAGCACTTTCTCGTCATAGTTGTCCGCAATAAATGCTCGCAATGTTTCATTGTTATAAATGACGTGCTCTGCATTGGGAAACCATGCATCAATTGTGCCGGTGCAATGTTCAAGAAAAGGGCTAAGCTTTTCTTCTGGATCGTTAGTTAAAAAGATTTGCGAGATTTGCATGATCAATCAATGCGAGTGGGAGTGCCAAATCCCTTGAAAGGCTTAGGAGCGCTTGGCTTATTGAGAACGTTCTCAATAATCTTTTTCATTTCACGCCCAATATAAGGCCAAGTAAAAGGCTTTTCATGCACCCTGTCAAAGCACCACTTGCCATTTTCAGCGAGCTTATCTGGGTTTTCGTAATACCAAGTAAGGATTTCAGCCAGCGAATCAGGCGATGGTTGAGCACGATCGAGACCATAGTTCCTGTCAACTTCCCAGCTTTCGATGGCAATACGAGGAACGCCGTCAAAAATTTCCTTACAGCTTGTGTGATCCGGCACTACTTGCGCAATGCCGGCAGCCGCGTGCTCAGTGTTAACTAATCCCCATCCTTCGCCGATGCAAGTGTTAATGCCAATTTCACAGGCGTTATACACTTGGTTTAACTGCTCAACTGGCAGGCAGTTGATAGTAGAAAAATGAGGGCTTGTCAAAATAAGCTTGCCCTCTGGGTCATACCCTTCGTCTCGCGCCACTCGCTTAAACAACGGAATAATATCCCACCCCAAATCTTTCTGTCCCATATTGAGCCACAAACGAGCGTCAGGCTTGTCTTTGGCAAATTTAATGAAGCCCTTAATCGTTAGGTCAATGCGTTTACGTGGCTGGTTCCTGTTGCCATTAAAAATAATAAACACGTCTTCTGGTACGCCAAGGATGCGCCTACATTCCTGTTTGTCTAGCGGGAAAAATTTGCTGAAATCAGTGCCATGACCAACAATATGAACTGGCTTTTCATAGCCAATTTTCATGATCTCTTCGGCGCCAAATTGCGTATAAGTGGCAATCCCATCCCATTCGTTAATCGGCTCCAGCAATTCAGGGAATAGCCCATAACTATCAATGGGAGTGTAAACAAAGAATTTAAAGCCAAGCTCTTCCTTCAGATGCTTCACTGCATCCCAAAGAGTGATGCCAATCCAGATATCATTAGTCACCCAAATCAAATCAGGCTTTTCTCGCATGGCAACTTCTGCAATGCGATGAGTGCCAAATGGGTCATTGCCATGCAGAATGGCGGGATAGGTGTTGTATTTACGCGCTTCTGGATGAGGATCGCCGTGATAGTTCACAGCAAGCACGCTCACGTCATGCACACGAGACAATGCTGGCAAAAGGTTTTCAGCTACGCGACCAAAGCCAGTGTCAACAAATGCATCTCCGCAATAAAGAATTTTCGCCATTGGACAAAATAAGCTTGCCCAATACTAGTAGCGCAAATCAAACTGGAACAGTTGGCGCTTGTTGACGGAAATACTTAATGCTGCATTTGCAATTGGCACGACAAGCACAACGTTGCCCTGGCATTGGCAAGCTTCCAAGAGGAACAATCCCTCTGGCCGCATAGTCCAAACAATCTTGGCAATGCTTCGCTTGACTGTCGAGAATGCGTTTCATTAAGCTGTAGCCTTGCTTTTCTTGACGAATTGCAGTTCCTTCCCAATAAGTGCCTCGCACACTTTCAGCGTATAAGCCGATACGAGCAAGAGCCATGGGAGTAGAAACGCGGCCAGCCAAAATATCAGCAGCAAAAGCCTGTAGATAACGGTATTCAGCCCGAATTCTCTGGCCAACACGCCCCCAATCCGCTGGCCCCATCCTTTCTTTTCCGCCATTGCCAATCACTGCCGCTTGAATGTGCGTCAATTTTAGTCTTTGTCTAATGGTGGCCTGCCATTGATCCAGCGATATAGCGCCACTACTAAGCATGTTTGTATAGCGACGTAAGTCAGCGCTAAGGCGATTAATTCGACCATCCACCAAAGCCTCCACAGCGGATTGAGAAAGGAAACGTCCATTAGCGCCGCGATAGCGACCGCTAATAGGATCGTAGCGCCATGATGATTGATCAAGACGAATGATTTCATCGGCAAACTGAGAAAGATCATTGAGGCCCTGCATCTTCTGCCTCCAGGATATCTTTGAAGCGCTCTGGCGCTTCTTCTTTCCATTGTGACAATGCGGCGTCAATGTCTTCTTGGTCAATCAACGAAGCTTCGTCAATGTCGGCAAGAATGAGACCCTGCGTTTTCATTGGTTCAATGGCGTCTTTCTTCTCTTTGAAATAGGAAGCGGTTGTTTTCTTTCCGCCATAAGCTCCTTCCATTGAGCCATGCTTGCGCTTGTACAGTTCTTCGTACTTGCGCGTAACGTAAGCTCCAGCCACTGCACTTGGCCACACCTTAAATTTGGCTTTTGCTGCTGCCACTGCTTGTTTATGGAGCTCCTTGTCTTTAAAGCGCTCGTCTCCTCGCGTCTCTTCTAAATCTCGCGGCAAGAATAAACCAGCAGCGTCTTGTACTTCTCTACTGCCGTCCATGGGAAGCGTGCCGTTCTCCTGATTCATGGGATCACGACCGCCGGGAGGCACTGCCAACTTACCCTCTTTTGAGGTGGAACCACCCCCAGGTTGAGTGGGAAGTTCACGAGGGAGCGATGGATCGAGGGTGAGCTCCATTGACCATTCAGAGCCGCCATAACGAGCCTCCGCCACTTCCTTGGGATGGAGAATGCCAAGCTGAACGTAACGACCATCCACGGCCGCCACACGCGCACGCACGTCAGCCATTTCGCGCTCATTTAGCTCAAACAATGGATTGAAGGCAATACGCCAAGAATCGGGCACATCTCCTTTTGTCGGACCCTCTTTGCTCAGCATGATGAGCTCCATCAGTTTTTTGATGGGACGCTTGAAATGGACGCTTTGATAATCAGCCAGCGTTTTGGCAAAGTCTCGCTCTTCACTGCGACCAGTCGCCCCTAAACCACTAGGGCTTTCGCCAAACAAAACAGTGTGAGGAATCTTGCTTGCACCAATGATGTCAACGCGCAGTTTCTCCAGAATTTCGCCAATGCCACCAAAATTACGACTAATAAACTCCAGCTCTTCTTTCTCCGCATCAATGGCATAACCGCGATAGATGCTCTTGCTCATGTCGTTCACTTGCAAGCGATCACGAATGGAGCTTTCCTTGCCAGCCGCCAGCATTGCTGCTAAGCCTCTCACCTTATGAACAAAAATGTCAAACTCAGTGAGCAGCGTGGCCGCAGAATTTAAACCTGTCCAATAGTGCCTAAAACTGTCATAAACAGTTTGCAAACTGCTCATGCCCCAGCCATAGTTCCGTTGCCGCACGCGATAAGGAAGCCAATCCCCGTCAAAGCGCAAAATCCTGTCTTTATGAATGTAGGACAGTTGAGGCTCGTTAATTAAATCGCCAGAAATGATTTGATAATACGTTGCTTTTGAATAGTCGTATAAATTCTCCTCATTAATTACTGGTGCAATCTGCCAACGATCTAAGCATTCAATTTCTTCAATGCGGCGAATGTTGCGCTTGTCCACTGGCATGTACGCAGGGCGTCCATCGTCAATGAACAGCAGCAAACATGCTCCGCCATACAGACGAGCGTTTTTGGCCGCAAGATTTAAATGCTCAAGGATGTACAAGTCTTCAATTACTTGCTCAATGCCTTGAACTTCCTCTGCTCTAACTCCATCGCCGCCAAACAATACTTTGAAGCCTTTCCGAGTGGCTTGATCAGCATAAATGTCAACAATGCGACGAGGAAGCCATTCACCATACAAATTCTCCAGCTCTTCTTGAGCAAGAAAAACAGTTGCCGTAGTTTTAGTGTACTGCGCCTTATCCCGGCCAGTCCCCATACCAATTAAGACATTCTGTAGCCCGTCGGCCCTTACTCCGCCAGCGGTGGCGTGCCCCAAATCAACGGCTTCCTTTTCCATAAGAACAAATTATGGCCATATTGTGTTGTTTTCATTCTACAAGCTGGCTAAATTGGCTTGCTCGTTATGGACAGTATGGCCTACTCGCCACTCGTTTTTGCCTTCAGCGAGAAAGATAAAGAGATTGTTAGGGCCGAAGCAGCACGCAGGCAGCGCATTAATGAACAAAAGGGCCTGAAAGGACGCAATGGTGGTCCGGAATTAGGAGATTTAGCTTTATATGCCCATAAGCTTGGCGCAGCAGGAGAGCTGGCCGTTGCCGATTACCTCCACCTTCGCGAATTTCTTTATCAAGAAACAGAAGCGAAACGCGGATCCTACGATCTTCCTCCCAATATCGATGTGAAAACGCGCTCTAAACATTACTACGATCTCATCTGTCAATTAGACGAGAAGCCTGGAAAAATTTTAGTGCTCGTTACAATGCAAAACAAACTCACTCTCATCCATGGCTGGATGAAGAGTGAAGATGCAATGCAAGAACAATGGAAAAAGGATCCAGCTAAAGGGCGGCCGGCATATTTTGTTCCAAAAGAATTCCTTTCTCCATTGCTTTCTCTGTCATGCTCAAATGTTCTGACTTCGCCAAGCACGCTCTCAAGCTAGAACTATTCCCGTCACAGGCGAAAATTCTTGACACCTTCTTCTCTCCAGGGAAGAGCCATGCAGTATGGGCACTTGGCCGACGCTCAGGCAAAACGCTCATGGCGGCAGTGGCATGCGCCTATATGTGCTTTGTCCTGGAAGATCAATATCGCAGTCGCGTTAGAAAGGGGGAGCGCTGGTACATCGTTACCGTTGCCAACAGTCAAGATCAGGCCCGCATTGCTCTCAACAATATTCGCCAACTAATTCTTGATAGCCCCTTTGCTCAGGAGATTGTTCGCGAAACTGCCGACATCCTTGAAATTAGCAACAACTGCGTCTTTAAAGCTATTCCCACTTCTGGTCGCGCTGCTCGTGGTCTCGCTTGCGCTGCTGCAGTGTTTGACGAACTTGCTTTTGCCACTGAAGGCGATGCAAATAGTGGAGGAAGAGGCATCTACGACGCACTTTCTCCTGCTATTGCTCAGTTTGGAGGGAGTGGACGCATCCTTGAACTTTCTTCCCCATGGTTAACAGACGGTATCTTCTATCAACATTTCAAAGAAGCAAGTTCTGGACGTTTCCCATTTATGCAAGCAGTGAATCTCCCAACGTGGGAGATGAACCCAAACATTTCGCAAGAGTTTCTTGACACAGAGCGGGCGCGTGATCCAGAGAAGTTTAAAGTTGAATATGGAGCCCAATTCTCCGCCAATCTCTCGGCTCTCGTTGCTAGTGATGTTATTGATGCCTGTGTTGATGAGCGCCGAAAAACTCTCCCCCCCGACCCACGCTTCCAAGGAGCTTATGTCTTGGCCCTTGACCCTGCCAGGGGCGGAGTTGGTCGTGATGATTACACTGCTTGTATTGTGCATTTTGAAGGCGGCACGTTAGTTGTTGATAAATTCCACTCTTTCGTTGCTGATTTTGAAATCAATGGAAGGATGGAAGTGAATATCAATGCAGTGGAAGATTGGATTAAGGAGCAACATAAGCTCTATGTGTTTGACACAATCGTGATGGACCAGTTCAATAGCGCTGGTACTATTCAACACCTTGCTCAAGACCTGCCCATTACTGAACTCACTTGGACTGTTAGCTCCAAAATGAAAGCTTTCAGCAAAATGCGTGAATTATTCAATGCAGGGCAAATCAATCTTTACAACCATGAAAAGGCAATTCTTCAATTAAAAAATCTCACTGTTGTCTACAAGCAAAGCGGACAATGGAGCGTCACTGGTGGTAAAGCCACTGGTATTGACGACTTTGCTTTTGCAATGGCAGGCGCAATTCTTGCTGCTAGTCGTGATGATGACATCGGCTGGATTGAAAGCTTAATCTCGTAGTATCTTCCCTTAGTATGATTTTCAAAGCATAATTCTCCTATGAAATGAACTATTGCAAATTATCCATGCAGGAAGTGAAGTTCCTTACTTCCTTGCTTGAATGTGGCAGTTCCAATAGACAAACTGCGCTTCAGCTTCTGGCCGCAGAACATCTCTACATTCCTACTCTGCTGCCAAAGCTGCGAGATTATGCTCGTCGCCTAAAACAAGCCGAAGCACTTGGCATTGTCGTCCAACCAGAAGCTACGTTTGATGACTACTGCCGTGCTCATCCCGAAAATCAGGGCTGTCGAGAATACGACGTGTAGCACTCTATACGCTATGCTTTTGGAGCTTTCGCGAAGCACGTTGCGCAACGTTACAACGAGACAAAGGCAGCGTTGTCTCTACAGACCATAGGGGAACAGGGGCCATGGGCCAACTCATGGTTAAATGTCGTATAAAGGCGGATTGAAGCCCCGCTCTCGACGCCCCTGTCTATCTTGCCCTCGTAGCCCAATCGGAAGCAGGCAAGCGACTTAAAATCGCTCAAGTGTGGGTTCAAATCCCACCGAGGGTATGAACGGGAGCTTAAACTCCCTTTTTTATTGTCTCGACGCAACCTTTTGGTTGTTCATCATTCCAATGTCTCACCACGCCAGCAACAATAAAAGCATTAGTAATTAAATACGATGCAAAGATGATGGTGCGAATAAGGGCAATCCTGTCTGCTTCTTTATTGCACTTCGTCTCCTTGCTTCCCAGTGCCTTCGCCCATAGTCTCCACATTCTTGCGTTCCTCTGCGTGTATCCAAGATTTTAGTTCATGCAAATATCCTCGCAGCATATGCGCCTTTTCTAAATGCCAAGTGTCTCTCGTGACAAAATATAAGGCCATGTGATTATCAATGGCCTTAAGGAGATTATGAATGGGAGCGTTCCATGGCTCCCTAATCGGCGTGTTGAACGTTCGACGCCCGTCCATGAGCGAAATACGCCTTTATATCTTCCAATGCTACTGGAAAGTAATCATGCTGCTCCACGCATGCATTGAAATAATAATGATCTCTTTCTCCATTGTGCATGACTAAATGCCTGTGCATGTGACCATGAACATTGCCTAGATGCTTATGGTATGGATCGGCAGCAAAACAATCACGATGCAAAGGAACGTGGCTAAACATTAAGCCATCACGATAAAAGCATCCACGAATGTCTTCAAAATATTTTGCATAGTCTTGTAGTTTAAATATGTCGTGATTGCCTTTTACTAATATTTTCCTGCCGTTTAATCGTTCTAATACGCGCAGTCCACTACGAGGAATGGCCACGTCTCCCAAATGGTAAACAGTGTCGCGAGGATGCACCGTCTTGTTCCATCGCTCAATAATAGTCTCATGCATCTCTTCTAGAGAAGCAAAAGAGCGCACGGGGGCTCCATCAGTGTGGATGAACGTCAGCATCTTGGCGTGGCCAAAATGCGTGTCCGATGTGACGAAAGCGCTCATGGCTCAACAGAAAAGGCGCTGCTGGGAATCGAACTCCAGGATTCTAGGCTATGTGCCTAGCGTGTACCAACACTTCAGCGCAAATGGCCTAAGCGTAACCAGCCTCAAGGACTGGACAGAGGCTTAGGCTCTATCGTTTGCCAATATAGCGTCAAGCTCGTCCGTAGCTAGGCAGATTAGTATTGGCCGCTTCAAAAAACGCGGGCATCCGGCTCCGTTGCGTCTCGGCTAAACCATCTGCCTTGCCCTTCTCAAACAAACTATCACTTTGCTTCAGCCAAAAATCTTTGTCTAACCATTTGTTAGCCGAAGTTCCCAGCGCATCAAAAGCCCACAATGCAGTGGCACGACGCAGTTTGTTCAGGCTCTGACCAGCATTCTCATCAAGCTCCTTAGCCACGAGACTATGCACGCCAACGTGTGTAATTTCATCCCGGCTAATATCTGCTGCCACAGTGCGAATGCCCATATCCCCGTTAAAACGGAAGAACGGCAGCACGACAAAGAAAATACTGCGCTCCAAAATAGCAGCTTTCAAAATGGGATGGGCAGGATGCTCTTGCCATGCCTTCAGAATGCCCTCTACGTCCTTCTCAGCCTTGTCGTCTGCACCATGGGCAGCAACGATGTAGTTCAGGGCTTGATCGTGACGCTGCTCATCCTCCTGGTTATGCCGCAGGGCTTCTACCACGCCAGGCGTCGAAGGGAGATCACGTTGCAGCCCCTGCTCCAGAAAGTCCTTTACAGGCAACTCCAAATGACGCAAAGCCAACAGCTTGCCAAGCGTTTCCTCGCTGCCTTCTTGCACGCGGCCCTTTTCTACAGCCACCGCTTGCCAAGGGCGCTTCTTTTGAATCATGGACAAATAAGGGCTCTTCGTGGTCATGGTATTAATCGATGGAAAGGAGATGAGAAGAAAGGGGCCATTAGGCCCCTTTGCTATTCAGCACAACTAGAACAAAAACCAGCTTCCAAATTGCAAGACGCAACAGGGCCTTCAGTCTCAATATCATCATTGAGACCAAACATGCTCTTAAAGTCGTCGTCTAACGCGGCGTATGCATCGTCCTTCCGTTGCGTGTCCGGAAGGACTTGCAAACTGTAATAGAGGCTCGTCTGTGAAGAGTCTAGCCAATCACGGAGGAAAGCTTCGTCATAAATAACAACGTCCGACCATGAATTAAATGAATAACCATGGAAGAGCCCTGTACGTTGATACAACGAAACTAAACCATTTGCAGCTTTAAAATAAGCTTCCCAGCCCACTTCTGCAGCCGTTTCCACTTCACCATAGTCAAAACTTTCCACGCCAAATGTGCCACTATCGCGATCGACAGTGCGAGCAATAGGAGGAGCAATTTCAGGCGCAGTTGTAAAGCCTTTCGTATCAAGATAACGATAGGAGCACGATGCAGTGGGGGCAATGCAGAAGGCACGTTCCATGCCATGGGCACGGGCAATTTCAGCAGCGCTTTGAATGCCCTTGTCTAAAGCGTGGACGGTTTTTCCGGCCACGGTATTCCTGAGCTCCAGCCACTCTCGCGGATCTTCGGCAAGATAAGCTTCCAGCGCATTGCCAAAATCCTTGTAGCTCACCCCCTGAATGGCAAGGAAATTAGCCATTCCCAAAAGTCCCAGACCAACTTGCTTGTCAATGGAAGGAGGAAGATATTCACCAGTGTCGCCGACGCCCGTAGTGGGATGGAGCTCACACAATTGACTCATGCCTTCAATAAATGCTCCTTCAACCATGTCCAACGAACATGCGCCCAAATTAACGTGCTGAAGAAGACAAGTGCCACGATGCGGAAGATATACCTCGAGGCAGACATTCGCCCGGATGCGTTCTCCACGATTGTTGTAGCGAATTTTGTTGAGCCAGAGATCGCCAGAAGAGATGGAACGAAGACAGGCATTAATTAGCTCAGGAGACGATGCAGAAAGGAAATTTTCATCCACATTGAGACAACGCTTCACCCAAGGAAGTTCTTGCCTCGATGCATTAATAAATTCAATGGCATCAGGATGCGTGTAATCAATATGCAGAACAATTGCCCCGTTCTTATACAGTCCTCCCCGACGCAAGATTTCATTAAGCGTGGAATAAATCTTGCCAAAACTTACTGGCCCGCTAGCAACCAAGCCTTTGCCATTTTCAGCACCCCTCTCCCGCAAAGAAGACAAATGAACAGCAACCCCCGCACCATTGCGCAGGCCATGACTAACAAATCGCCAAGACGCTTCAATGCCATCTTCGCCCTCCATTGAATCTTCTACGTTGAATACAGTGCAGCTCACTGGCAAACGTCCATCAGGACTGTCTAGCCAATCTTGCACGCGTCCCGTCCGGGCAATCGGCTCACATTTTGCCTTTTCCTTCAGCTTCATAAGACAACAAAAGGGGACCATGGTCCCCCGCGATTAACAAAAGGAAGACTAGCGCAACAGAACAATGGAGAAGCGGAAATCTTCCTTAATCACAGAGCCCCTCCTCGTCATGCTCAGCTAAAAGGTCGCGAACGAAAAGCTTGGCATCGTTCGTGCTTCTGAAATAGTGAGGCTTGCCATTAATTGCTGCAAACCATTGAAACTCAGGCTTACTAAAACATGGCCATATTTTGTAAGGGCCAATGTTAAATGGCTGACGCTCTGGTAATCCCCACATGGTCATTTAGCAGAATTATTAAACGCTAGTCACTAATAACAATTCGACAAGTGCTTTTTAATACAATCTCCGCCTTTCACTATGAAAGCTTAAGAAACTCTGTGAATTTACAGCGTTTTGTATCACGATGATACGAAAAACAGCGCAAACGAGCCACAGTGCGAGATACGATAGCCGTAAGCGGAGCAGCGCTTAATCATCTAGCGCTTGCTGCGAAGCGTCTAGACGACGTTCCTTCTGCCAGTACACTCTGGACTAGTGGAGCCCCCAAGGGCGGAACGTCTACAAGACAAAAAGCTGGACTAGCTGCGTTGCTCTAGACCAAGTGGAGTCCCCAAAGGACGGAACTCTCCTAGGCAAGCAGCGAAAAACAAAAAAAGCCAGCACAAAACAAAAAGGCTGATCCAGACCCTATGTGATGGATCGCGAATACTATGCGAATCAGCGGGAACAGACTAAAAATAGGCGATCTCCATCTTTTTATCTTGATCAGCGGCCTTTAGGGCCGCTTTCTGGCTGGAAATAAACAATGGAAAGGCGATGTCTCAATAGTCTTGTTTCGCTTTTTATCTAGATCTCCATTCCGCCCCTTTCGGGGGGCTTCATTGGTCTAGATGATCGCCTAAACGCTTCAAGCTGCGCCTACGGCTTGCTTTCAGCGTGTGGTGACTAGCTTTTTAAAAATCGACTATTAAGATTTGTCAACGCCGGTTTCAAGCACTCTTGCAGGCTTGTCCTGTTCTCACTAGTTCCTCCGGCTATCTATTTATGACAATGAACCAAATGATTATCACTGCTGATTTCGGCGGTCCTAAAGGCTGGACTCTCTTCAATGGTGAAGAAACGTTCCTCCTCTCTCGTGAAGCTTTCCAAGACCTTCACTCATGGTGCCCTCCTGGTACAACTCTCGTCGTAGAAGACGCTCACCTAGGCCGCCCTCGCACTGCTAAAAGCCTCGCACAGGTGTACACGGAAACAGAACTGTTCTCCCTGTATCGCCTTGCTCTCACTCTCCGCATTGACATTCGCCTATTTCCTCAAGCTCAAACTCCTCGCGCTCGTCATCAAACTGGCTTTGATAAAAAATCAGACGAAAATGATGTGAAAGCTATCCACGCTTACGTCCTTTCCCATCCAACAGTGCTGCAATCGGCAAAACGTCCTCCCACGTCCTTCGCAGAATCCTCCTCTCGCAAAGCTGGTTGGCTCTATAAAGACGAGGTGAATACAACGCTTAACGTTGCTCGTCGCTACGACTACAAAGCAGAAGGAGATTGCCTCACGTCCTTTGTCCTTGACAATCTGGAAACTCTCGCCAGTCAAATGTCCGACAATGCGAAGAAAATTTTTGGCCTCTACCATCGCAAAAAAGATGGCTCCTTCTATGCCATAAGCAATGCAAAAGGCCCTCAGCTTCCTCGCCTTTATACGCTTGCTGCTCTGCTCTTCTCAGAAGATGGCCGCCTTCGCCTTCGCTCCGACACAGGCCGCCCTCCAGGCATTAAATGGCTCATGAAAACTCAACTGTCCAATTCTCCTTTCCATCAACGTGGAGGCATCGCCCGCTCCAATATGCTCCATTGGGCTTTCCGTCCCCATGCAATTGCCCAGCTAGGCACGAAACAAGCTAATGGTAAGGCTACTAGCCATTACGATTTTTCCCCGTCCCAAACGGCTGAATTCCGCGCATTGCGTAAGGGCTTCTTCTTAGCAATGAAAGAAACCCTCCATATCATGCGCTCGTTAGCTCCTGCATGATCCTGGCGCTATAGTCTCACGAAGCTGGAATCACGAAGTCTTACAATCTTGCATTGTTCTCATTCCTTCTTCCAGCTTCTTCTTTCGTCGGTCTCAACCTCTCTTCCAACACATCGTTAGTCTCACAGCATTTTCCGACTCCCTATCGTCTTTCTTCGGTCTCAGCACTTATTCCCAACCCTCGCATTGGGCTTCAGGAAGTCTTCCGAAATAAAAGCGATTTTCTAGACGAAAATTGACACCACATTTTTTGGGGGTACCCCCGAGCCGAACATCGCAGGACCGCCGGCTACTGCTCTCCAGCCAGTCTTGCACGGATCCCGCCAGCAGACTGTAGCCGTTGATACTGTTTCACAATACGTTACAAACGGCTGATACGATTTCGTATTGATACGATTTCGTATCTTGTGATGCTGTTCCCTCCTGTTCCGATCCTCTCAGTCTGAGAGGCGTCTGAGGCAAGCCTACGGGCGCCATCCTGACGCATGAAAAGCCCGGCCGAGGGTATGGGCCGGGCTAGGGACGGCAGGGGCTGGAGAGGCTGGGAGAGGCCTCCTAGGATTCTTCACATTCAAGGGTCATTCTATGGGAGGATAGTTGCTCTTCAAGCTGGGAGATCGCATCGCGGCGTGATAGCGACGGTCGGTCTTCTTCTGCATCGTAGAGTTGGTTGAGCGCATCTTGTGCGTCTTCCACTGTATCGAAGTGGTAGCAATCGCAGGATCCGTGATTGTCGGGAATGGCGAGAGTAAACATAGCTAACGTGGCGATGGGGAAGTGGAGAGAATGGCCCCGCGATTGCGGGGCGGGAGGCTATGCGATGCAGAATGAATCACGTTCTGCTGGAGTGTAGCTAATGCCGTGGGGAAGCTTGAAGCGAAGGCCGATAATCGAGCCGCCTTGTGTGTCACCGGGGCGATAATCGCTCAAATCTCCATCTTGCACGGCTAACACTCTGCCCGTAAGTTTATCGCTAGGGAGAAAACCTAGGCGGTCAATGCTCACATATTGCGGCAGGGATTGGCGCTTTTTAAGATTAAAAGCGGCGGCAATGTTAACGCCTGCGCGTAACGCATCACGGCAGATTGCGAGGTTCGCTGTATTGTCCCATCCGTCGAAACTAAATGTTAGGTGATAGCCTAAGCGCTTGCATTCTGCCCAGTTACGCTTGATTTTTGTGTAGTCGTAGAAGACTACTAGCGGGCCGCCATTGATGGAGATTTGGTTAAACAGTTCAAAAATATTGCGGGCACCAAGAGGCAAGTCTACGCCGTATTTTCTGCGGCAGAATGCAGCGAAGTCTGCCCAAATGGCAACGTCGATATTTTCCCATGGAATGTCAGAAGTGCCATTAAGACGGACGGCGATAGTTTCGCCAGCATGCTGTAGAGTCTTGCCAAGAATCGCGCAGATAATTAAGCGAACGAAGCGCTTAGGGTCGGCAGAATAGGCTAACGTTCGGCGGATTCTTGCGGCCTGTTTGTTGTTCATATAGACAGGGTTGCCTGCAAAATGCAAGCAGATTTTGCGGCAATTGCCGGCACCAGGGCAGACGTTAACGCCGGAAGTACTGGCAGGTGCAAGGTGCAAAATATAGGTTTGAACTTTAGATTTTTCAGTCTTAGGATTGACTGAGAGCAAATCTCGAGCGCTAATTTTATATTGTTTGCCCATAGATTTGAGATCTGCGGGCATGTGAGCGCGTGGATTGCAGGCGGTTGTGATCATCGGAGGATGGAGAGAATGTGAACGATGGAGAGAATCAACGGCCGTTAATTCTCAGGAGGCAAGCATCAACGCTTGCGCCAGTTGCGCGGCAGGATACAAAAAATCTTTGATCCTCTGAGGCTAAGCTTGCCGCGAATATTGCGAGCAATGAACCACAGAATAGAGCGGAGAGTTTGACAGTCAGGGTGAGAGAATGTTTCACGGTTGATTGTTGAGAATGGAGAGAATTTTTGCGGAGACAATGTCTTTATTGCCGCGACAAACTAGGGACCAGTGCCATTGGCCGAACGGAAGCGTGGCGGTGGTGTACACAAAATAAAAGCGTTTTCCATGGAGCAGTTCATACTTAAAGCTCCAAGCTTTGCCAGTGATTTTCTCAGCTTGTGCGCACAATTGCGCAACGGAAAGAATTTTTTTCATGGGAAAAATAGCGAGAGGATGACAGCGCATCGCTGCGCTAGTGGCATCGCGCGGCGCGGGAGGTGCGTGGCGCGGAATGGGGGTTCGGTTTTCAAGGTGCATCGGCCGATTGCTCAGCCGATGGAGAAAACATACGGCGTGGAATCGCGCAACGTCCGCCAATTGTGGCCAATTGTTTTTCTGTCTACCGTTCGGCGGCGTTGGCTTGACTGCAGGCGAGCCCATACGGTACGGGCTCCCGCTTGAGCTCGCATGGCAGGCCTGACACTGAAAAGATCTGCGCATGCGCGCGGATACAGCATGGCCGCCCCATTGTCAAACAATCCGCAAGCTGTATCACCGCGCACCTTAACGGCTGAGAACGCTTGCCACGACAGGAAACCTGCGGAAACGGCCGCTAGGTGTCCCCATACCTGCCAGGGGGTCAAACGCGCTGCAGAGCCTCCTAGGGGCCTCTCAGCGCTGATCAGCGTCGCTTATGGGATGAGTTCGATTGATTCGGCGGCGCACAGTTTCCGTCACTTAGCGGTGCTTAGAAGCGCTCACAAACAGCCCGCAATCGCGGCGTCAGACTGCACCAAACAGCGGCGCACAGTAACGCTCAGCAACGGCCACAGAATCGCGAGACATTCTCATCACAAATGACGGCGCACGGTAAGCGACACCGGCGGCCCGCACCTAACACCGGCACGCTATCGCCAACGGCACCGCGCGGTAACGCTCACAAGCGACGACAGAATCACCGGACTAAGTGTAGGGAATCAGCGCGGCAGGGCAGGCATCACAAACAGCGGCCACACAGTAGGCATCACAAACAGCGGCGGAACAGTAGGCTATATTCTCCGGCCACAGGGTAGTGTATATTCTACGGCCTCACAGTAGAGTATATTGAACGGCCCAGAGGTGGTGTATATTCTACGGCTGGAGAGTGGTGTATATTCTACGGTTCGCCGATCGGAAATCCGGGGATCAGCCCTGCAGGGCGCCGATACTGATACGGATCAGGATCAGCAGCCGATACTGATACGGATCAAGACCAAAAAACCATACTGATACGGATTGGCGGGAAATCGACCTGGGGGGGGCAGGATACGCCCCTAGCCGGACCCTAGATACGCCTCCAGCCGGACCCTATACGACACTGGCCGGATCCACTATACAGCCTTAGCCGGGCCTCAGCTTCCTCCATCCTTCCAATAGGGAAAGCTCCATCCACTCCCTTGTTCAGCGGCCTCAATGGCCGCTTTTTCGCTGTCATACGGCCCTCCCACGTCATCACCATCGTCCTGGTACCAATACCAGCCTTCAACGAGCTCAGTGCCTTTGCAGCAGTCTTCTGAGAAGAAATCAACGAGAAGCATGGTCAGTTAATGCGAGCGAGCATGTAGTTAAAGATGCCAGCGCCTGTGCTATCAAGCCTGTAAAGCACGTAGCAATTTGGCCCTCTGTCCCATCCTCCTTCACCATCGGGAAGAGCATCAGGCTCGTTAGCCCAAATGCCTTTGCATTTGCCTTCAGCATTGAAGACGCCAATAAGGTCTTCGCTATCTTCCATTGCAAGCCTTACGTGGAAGATCAAATCACGCAAGCTTGCTGCTTGATAACTGTGCTTGGAAACGGGAAAGTAGGGACCGCAGTCAGAACTGGTACGAATGGTGGTGAGCATGGTTGGAAATTAGTTGTTTTTTCGATAAAGGGCAAATATCAGCTTTTCAACTAGGCATTTTCAATAATGCGGAAATCAGGATCGTTGTTTTTCTTTATCCATCGACATTGATTGAACTGTGGCAGAACAATGAACAGTTTATCGTGATGATTTTGTTCAACAATGGCAGTGGTGATGTGGGTGCCTATGCGGCTTCTGCCTTTGTTGCTGATAGCGAGGATGTTGATGGTTTCCATGATTTAAAACTTAGAAAGAATGTGTTCAAGCTCAACAATTTCGTCGATGAAGTCACTGATGCATGGCACGTCAAGAAACATTTCCCATTGTTCGGCAGTGGTATCAGCACGCATCTTGTCAAATTTTGCCATCACTGTTTGAAGAGAATTGAGAGCGGTGGCAATGTTGCTGATGGTTTCCATGGTTGTTGAAGAGAAGGGGAACGGGGCTGGTTGTCCAGCCCCTTTGTCTAGATCAAAGGCCGTTGTATTCAGCGCGAGGACGGTAGCCGAGAGTGCGGAGCTCCTGCCAGATGGCACGGGCCTTTTCAACGGAAGGATAGGTCTCACGGCCATCAGGAGCATGCCAGGAACGGCCGCCAGCGAGCTTCAGCGTGTATTTCTGCACCATCACATTGTCACGATTGGGGAAGACGGTGAATTCCACCAGATCGAGGTTGGGAGCCATCAGGGCAAAGCTCTGGCTGGCGGGGGTGAAACGGAAGGCCATGGTTGGTTGTTGGGAGGGTGGGCTCGCGCCCTTGACGAAATTAAAATTAAATCAAAACGGGCAGGAAGTCAAGAAAAAGGGGCCAGCAGGCCCCTCTCTTCACACATCTTCACATTTGGTCGCAGATGCCAGCCAGGATGCGTCCCGTGTAGTCCTTCACTGCCAGCAGATGGCCAAGAGCCTCTCTGCGCTCGTCACGAGCCTGATAGTAGGCGTCAGCGCTTTGCGGATAGAAATCGCGTCCGTTGCACGTTGCATCGCCCAAGGCGCGAATGGCTTTGTCGATGGCATCGTAGGCAGCAGCGTATTCATCGCGCAGGGAAGCGCCGCCAGTGCCGTTCAGGTGGACAGTGGGGATGGCCGGGTTGGAAAGGGTCATGGCTTGAAAGAACAGAGAGTTGGTCGCCCAACAAGAAGACTATACAGGATCGTCAGCGCAAGCAGAGGCAGAGTCGGGGGCAGGGTCAGGGGCAGGGTCGAGCATGATCCAGCTTGTGTAGTGCCACGAACGTTTATCAAGGCGAATGTAGCCTTTTTCTGCTAAACGCTCAACGGCTTGAATGTAGTCGGGCATTCTGGAGCTTTGCAAAGGCAGTCTTGGAACAAAACAAGGTTGCTTGCCGTGCTTTTTACGATGGTGAAGAAAATAAAGATAGAGATTGCGTTGGTTGAGAGAAAGTCCGTTTGTTGCAGGCATAATCAAAGTGGAATGTTTGTCGTAGGAGCAACACCTTGCCAGCGTGCTTTCATGCTGGCAATAGTTTCTTCTGGCACATCATGAAGCGATTTCCATGAGCCTTTTGCTTCAATCAACATGCAAGGCAATTGGAGCTCCTTCACCATGTTGAAATAGGGCTGCAATTCCCATAACTCCACGAAAGTGTTGGCTACCACCACTCTCTTGCCTTTCTTAAGAGCATCGAGAGTACGAAATTGGCACCATGAATGGGCAGCAGGAAGAAGATGAGGCGCGAAAGTGTATTTGTCACCTTCCATGAAAAACATATCAGCTTCCCAATGTTCATCGGCAACTGTGCCAAGCATTGCTTTCGCGAGAGTGGACTTGCCTGAACCAGGAAGCCCTCGGATGAGAATGAGCATGGCAGTCACCAGCACTGAGAGCAGCTAACACGAACGACAGCTCCTTCCAGACCATCGAGAGAACGTGCCAGGCGGAAAGCATCACGTTCGGCAGTGGAGCTGTTGAAACGCTCCACGACAACACTTTGCCAGGGAGCATCTACAGGCTCCATGGTCACCTTGTATTCGATGAAAGCAGATGGTTGGGAGAGCATGGTGGTAAAGCAGGGAGGCTCGCGCCTCGTGAAATAACAATAAGATCAAAAGGGGCCGTTGCCAGCCCCGTGTAACAATCGTTAACAATCAGGCCAGGGCCAGAGCGTGAGCCTTGTTCAGCGTGGCTGCAGCAGTGCCCCAGTAGAGGCTTTCCAGGCGACGGCGAGCGGTGTCAATGTTGTCTGCATCGCCACGACCAGCTTCGTGCGTGAGGAATTCAGTGACCGTGTTGTACGCGCCCCACATGGTGCCTTGCACGCCTTTGATGTCGAAACCAATGCCATCACCAGCGAATTTGTTGGCGAGAGAGTCCCACTGAGGAAGGTCTGCAATGGTCTTGGGACGTGCAGTGGTTTTATCACCACGCTTGTCGTTGATGGTGCCTGCCAATTGGTCTGCAAACACTTGCTGGCAATACTGCTTGAACATTTCAGAAGTGCAGGGCTTGGCAGCCATTGCCTGGAGCTCTTCAATGGTGGCAGTGAATTGCTGCCGCTTCATATCAATGATCTCGGGAAGACGATCAATGAGAGAGTTAGCATTGGCAGTGTGACGAATGCTCATGCGCTTGTTAGCACCAGCGCGAGCAGCGTGATTGAGCGTAGCCGAGAGTGTGTTCATGCACACCACGCGAATAGGCGAGAAGATGGCTTGGAAAGCAATGGTGCCATCGTGGCTAGTGGTGCCGACGAAATATTGGTTAATTTCATCGCCTTTCACCACTTCGCCTTCTGCATTGTTAATGCGAGCAGTGAATGCCACTTTTCTACCTTCCTGCAGAACCACCACGGCATCCATGGAGGCATCTTCATGCAGGGCCTCGGCCAGGCGGATGAGCTGCTCGTTTTGAACGATGGTGTAGGAATCCTTTTGAACGCTGAGAACAGTGCCGTTGTCGCCGCGAGAAATGGCCTGATAGCCCTCGATGGGAGCGCCAGTGGGATCGAAGATGGGAGTGCCAACTACATCCCAGTCGGCATCGGCCAGGCGGAATGCTTCGCGAGCGGGCAGCGTGCCATCGAGGACAGTGCCGAGCTTGTGCCATGCGGCCTTGCCGTTGAAGAAAGCGCCGGAGGTGAATTGGTGAGCCATGGTTTGGAAGCAGGGGGCAGTCGCTGCCCTTGACGAGATAAAAATTAGATCAAAACGGAGCGGGGGTCAAGCCCTGTTACAAAACGAAACAAAGGGGCCTTGCGGCCCCTGGATCAAGACGAAAGCAAGCGTCGGATGTTGCCTTCAATATTGTGCAACAAATGCCTATCCATACTGCTCTTGCTAGTCACAAGAATCTTGCCAGATGGATGTTTGAAGATGTAGTGCTTTGTCTCACGATGAAGAACAAAGCCATACTTCTTGGCTAATGCTATTACTGCTCGTCTATTGTCTTTCAGCGCCATTAGAGCACGCGCCAGATGTCATCTTTCAATGCGTCTGATAATGAACGAAGACAGTCTTTAGTGTATTTCTTGCCTTTGCCTTCCATCATTCTTGCCCAGTCTCGCTGGGAGAGCTTTTCAGGGGCGGTAGAAATGTGGCGAAGAAGAAGATTCCGAGCAACAGAGCGGTCCGCATTGTTATAAGAAGTCCAGGAGAAACCAATAGCGTTGGTGACCATCTTAGCGATGGCGTGTTGAGTCTTAGTCAGAGAAACTTTGCAAGTCATTTTACTTTCTCCTGCCACATTGTTGCGGCAATAATGTGCTTGCATTGAATGGCATCAGCAGCAATGCCGCGTTCATGCTGGAAATAGGCATCAGCACAAGTGCAGGAATAGTATCCAGGCTTGTTGGTATTCATTGCATGTTGAATGACAATGTGGTGATCGCTTTCAGTGTGAGGATCAAACACAAGCCAAGAATGCTCGCCATTCTTCTGTGCAATGCAACCACGAGCGCGAGAACGACGTTGTGCAATCTCCCATGCATCGAAATAGTATTTGCGAGAGATAAAGCGTGGTCCTTTGTTAGTACGAATGAGAACGACGTGCTGCAGAACACTTAGCACTTTCATGCCGAGTTGTTCTTGAGCTTTTTGTGTGATGCGGAAGTGGCCAGAGGGCTTGGTAGCGGTTGTCATGAGGGAGCTGTCGCCAGCGAGAACAGAGGAAGAAAGAGAGCCCCAAGCAGGGCTCTGCAGACATTCCGAGGGAAGCGTACCAACAAAAAAGCCCCCGGTCAAGGGGGCGTGTTACGTTTTAGTGACAAAGCTCAAGGGAGGGGCTTTACAGGGAAGCCGTTAGCAATGCGACAGTAGCGAGAGGGGTGGATCTTGACGCATTCTGCCAAGCCTTCGTAGTCAGGGCCGATTTGTGGAGCTGCAGCGATGGTGAATGCTCCGAGGCCAAAAACAGTGGAGACAATGACAAATGAAGCAAGGTCTTTCATAGCCGAGAAATGCAGATGGACGCTTCACCTTGAGACGGAGATGCGATGCGCGAGAAACTGCCGTAGGACAAATCAAGGATGCGCCCACCAGCGTAGGGACCTCTATCTGTGATCGTCACTGCCACTTCCTTTCCATTGTTGCGATTCTTTACAAGCACTTTCGTGCCAAATGGAAGATAGGGGTGGGCAGCAGTTAGGGCGTAAGCATTGAAGCGAGAGCCGTTTGCTGCAATGCGACCGTGATAACCATCGCCAATGCCGTAGTGCGAGGCGTAGCCGCATTGAAGCGTTGCCGCTTGACTCGGGAAGATAGTGGAGCCAAGAAGCAGGAGAGAAGATAAAAAGCGTTTCATCAAGAAGGAGAGAGAGCTAGCAGGGCTGCAACCATCTCTGGATGCAGTCTCCCCATTGTGCCATGGTTGTCAAGGACGTTGTGGAACGGACCGGGCATGGTAGGATTGCAAAGCACTCGGTCCTGGTGGCTTAATTGCTGCCCTCGTCTTCGGGCGAGCCGTGAGGGTGGACGCTTCGGGCGATGCGGGCGAAGCCGTATGGCTTAGCCAAGGAGGTTCTACATGGTTGCTCCTGCAGGGCGCATTGCCTCCCCGTGAAGCCTTGGGGAAAACGAGGTATCGGAGGGTGTAGAGAGAGGGGGCCGTATGGCCCCTTTTCTTTTGCCAGGCCGCTGTTGCACAGCGGGGAGTTTGTGCAACAAGCTCCGTTACAAAGTCAGCTAGGCTCAATACAGAGCTAGCTAGTTCCAATGAAGCTTTCAGCAGAGCAAGAGAAAAAGCGTTTAGCTAAATGGTTAAGGGAAGGAGAAGTTTATGATCCGCGTAATGAAGAAGATTTTGACACTTATAACTATGGAACAGAGCCCATCCCTGGTGATCGCACCTGGGCTATGCACAATGACAACGTGGCTTAGTTTCCTCGGAACCAGCGTTGCTTGTTTTGAAACCATTCTGCCAGCGTGATGGGATCTTGCGGGCCTGATAGATGGTTGCTTGGATCTGGGTCGCCAAGGTTTAATGCTTGACAAAAGCCATCAAGACTATCTTGAGGAGCGCTGCCATTAATAGCAATAGAACGAGCATGTTTTAAACGATCGTCTACGGAAGGATTGTGAGCAGCAAGCTTTTGCAACCAAGTGATGTCTTGCAATTCCACTGACGCGCCATTTGCAATGCGAGAGCAAATAAATTCCACGCGTTGACGCATATCAGTGGAAAGCATATTATTGTTGCAAGACGATCATAATTCTAGGCAAAGGCAATAAAAAAGGCCCTATTGGGCCTCTAGCTCGGCAGCGATGGCGAGGAGATCATCCACGTCGATCATTAGCGCGTAGGAGGCTCCACCGCAGGTCTCATACTCATCGCTGTAAATGTGGAGCGCAGCAGCACGCAGGGCGGCGACGACCGATGCGCGGTCCAGCGCCCACAAGTTGTCATCCTTGGGGATGGACTTGTCATAGGTAGCCAGCGCGGCGTCACGCACCGCCTGCGCGGCGGGGGAGAGTTCAGCCATTGATGCCCTCCAGCTCGTTCACGATGTCGAGCAAGTCCTGGCGAATGCCATCAGCGCCCTTGATGCGCACGGCCAGAGCGGTCAGCGCAGCGGCTAGGCAGGCATCGACGTGCTCGCCTGGGCCGAGTAACATGTATCGCTCGTTAAATGCCTCCACGATGGCGCGGGCGGCGGGTGAAAGATCGGTCATAGGTTGCAGCGGTAGGTGCCGTACTTAATGCCTTCGAGTTCGTCGGCAAGGGCGTGAAGCGTGGAGGCTGATTGGGGGTGACAGAGTTGTTTTGCAGCAGCACGCAGGGCGGCTGCAAGGCCAAGACGAGGTGGCCCGTGTTCTTCAACGACTTCGCAAAACCTGCACCAAACACTGAGCGCGGCAGGTGAGAGGTCAGCCATCGACACCCTCCAGCTCGGCGGCGATGACGTACAGCGCCCAGTGAGTTGCACCTTCGGCGCATTGATCTGCGGCAGCCCTTAGGGCGGCAGCAAGACCACGACGATGAACACAGACGTAGCACCCATTCCAATCTTGGTCATTGGGGTGGCAACCCCGTTCTTCGCGTAGGCAGCGAGACTTTGCCTCGGCAATCAGTACTGCCTGCGCCTGTGGCGAAAGGTCAGTCATCACTCCCCTCCAGCTCGGCGGCGATGGCGAGGAGGCTCAACCTGATCTCGACCATCTTCTGCAACGGCAAGGCGTGGTTGCGGTCGAAGAACTCCTCTTCAAGTGCCGGCGATACCACCTGATCCGCAGCAGCACGCAGGGCGGCGGCGATCATGCGACGACGCTGAATGATTTCTTCATTGAATAAACCGTGGTGGATGCAGGCTGCTTTCAGCACTGCGCGGGCGGCGGGGGAGAGGTCAGTCATCGAGTTGCTCCAGGGCGCGGCGGATGGTGTCGAGTGCTGAAACACGCACTCCTGACTCGGGGCTAATAGAAATTAGGCTCAGTTCTTCCAGCGCCTGCTCCTTCAAGCTCGGCGGCTTGGAGCGGAGGTAGTTATACATCTCGGTCACATCTTCCTCTTCCCATGCAGCGCATCGCTCAAGGTAGTTTCCGCAAGCCAGCAGCTCCTGATCGGCGCCCCATTGGGCGGCTTGGGTGGCGATGTGCAGCGGCAGTTTCCCAGGCGCTGAACCTGGCACGCCCTCCAGACCGTAGACCTCTTGTACCCACTGCTGCACCAGCTCCGGCGGCGGAGTGATCGGGGAAAATTGATCAGTCATTAAATACTTGTTGCGGCTTTATAAAGCTGAGCATAAAGCTCCTCTTGACGCTCTCGCCAATAACCAAGCCTGTTCTCAAGCTGTTGCAATGAAAGGAAGCGTTGGCGGCGTGATTCCCTGTCCCAGTCAAGCTCAGGATCATTCTCAAACATTGGCTCATTCACCATCGTCATGATTAGCCTCCTGCAATGCAGAAATGATGGTTTCTTTTAAGCTTTCAGCACGAACGAACAACCCTCCATTGCCATCTCTGTATTCGGGATGGGCGGCTTCAAAGCGATTCAATGCGCCATACAAAGTACTGTCAACAATGCGTTGGATGTTGCGAACGTCTCCGCTAGAAAGACTGTCAAAAGTGCTGCGATCTCCATACATTCGTTTTGCTACGCCTTCCATTAATGAAATGTAGGTAGCAGATAAATCGCGATAACTTAGCCAGAATTCTTTTGCATGAGAACTAAGCTTTTCGCCTTCTGCAGGCGTGTCTTTGAACTGAGGAATGTCCATGGTCAAGAAGGAATAGGAGAGGGAATTAGCTTGTACAGAGCCGTGTTATAAACAGCTTTTTTATGATGGTGATAATCTCTGCTTTGTTCCATTGCTTCTCTTAAATCAGTGAACAATAGTTCAACGGCATCATCGTCAAAATATTCTTCCATTGCATTAATGAGCCGCTCACGACGTTGCTTTTGATAGTCGTAGTCAATTTTCATTGTTGCGTTAGTCATTTGATTTCTCCGGCACTCATTGCTTTTGCGTAGGCAAACAAATATTCTTCCAGATCGGCACCAGTGGGTGCGCTAGCAACAAAATCTTCATGCTGTCGTTTATGAATGTGCAATGCTGCCTTTAATGTGCAAATGATGCGCTGCAGGCCATCACGTTGAATGTAATTAGGCTCCTCATCGTAAGCCTTTTCAAGAGTTTGAACAAACTCCCGCACTTCAGGAACAGACAGATGCCATTGAACGACTGGTTTGCCAGCAGTCATGATCATTTCATCGTGATCATTGAAAGCTGATATGGGATCAGTTGGAAGAATGCGAGTGAATTGCGCCATGGTTTAAAAAGCAAAGGACAGGCTCTCGCCTGTCCTGCACTATCAACCATTTCCCGGCCAGGGTCAACGATTGTTAACGTTTCGTAACATTACCGCCGCAGGGCTCGCAGGGCTTTGTTGGCGTTCTTGTCCATCTTTAGCGGCTTCTCTCGCCACTTGACGGCCATGCAGTGGCAATGGCCCATAGGCTCCAGCACAGCGTGCCTGTAAGCCCTGTCCAGCAGAATTTGGTAGGCCTGCCGCTTGATCTTCGTCAATGGCTCTACAGGCTCTTCTAGGCCAGTCCTGGCGAAGTCGGCAATTTCCGTGATGTCGTCCAAATCGTCAGTGGTGATGACGAAATGACGACCACGATGACGAGCCTTTTTCCATGCAGGATGCACGGGAGGCTCTTCTGCTGCTAATGCTTTTGCTTCCTCTTCAAGATGTGGAGGAATGCAGATGCTCACCAAAGGAGGAAGAAAATTCAATTGTCCTTCCATGGGGAAGAGTAGAAACGGAAAACGCGCTTACCAAGCGTAAGCTTACTTTCACCAAAGGCGTGATAAAAAGCATCACCCATGTAGCCATTACGCCATGCAAAGCAAAAACTCCCAACGCGCATATGACCAGTGATGTCAGTGCAATGGAAAGAAAAGCGGAATGGCATCAATCTAGAGAAGGTTCAGGGAGTGGCTTGATCTCCTCGATCAAAGCCACTTTTGCATCGGGGCGAATGCTTGCTAGAAAATGTTCAGCTTGCTTGGGAGAAATGGCGCCCAGCGCAATAACTTTACCATCAGCAAGAGTGATGCGAAATGTACGACAAGGAGTCATGATTGCAAGTCTTCTTCTATATTCTCCAAGATAAATTGGCTGAGGGTTTCATTGAGCATTTGCTTCCAAGATTGACTGCCACCAAAGCTTTTAATTTCAGCAAGAAGATGCAATGCGTCGGAAATACGAGTGGCGTCCATAATTGCTGATGCTCCAAAGGCAAGATCATCGTTAGCAAAGTGCTCTTCTGACATTCCAACGTGCAGTTCAAACCACTTTCCTAGGGCAAACAGCGCCACCTGTCGGTAAGCTTCATCACCATGCGCCTCCAGAAGCCCGTCAATTGTCTTGGCTAGGGCAGGAGGCACGCCTACAGTGCCATGCTCGTTGAGATGGGGCGTGATGCTCTCAGACACTGCCTGCAGCCGTTCTGCCTTGGCTGACTGAGCAGCCCGCAGGAAGTCGCCAACAGTGGAGAAATCGGAAAATTGATCCAACGAAGAAAAATGCAACACGTTTAGCTTGGCCACCGCAGGTGGCCTTGTCAATAGTCGTCCTCATTAATTGTTCGTAAAGGAATGGTATCGGGCAATGGTTCCTGCTCTGGCTCTTCGTCGAAACTAATAGTTGTAGCAATGGCAGGCAGCGAATTATCTCGGCGTTCGTCAGTCGCTTTAGCTTGCTTTTCTTTTTCAATGGTGGATGAAAGATCCTGCAGGAATTTCCTATAGGACGTATCTTGCGTTTCCACTGGTTTCACTTCATTAAGGCCTAATAGTTTCGCTTGCTCAACCAAGCTATTCTTCGCCACATTTAGGAACGATGCATCACCAGCGCTTTCTTCCATCTTTACAATTTCTTTCTCTTCACCATCACCTCCCATGATGGTCACTGTTTTCTTGCGCTTGCTCTTTTCAAAACTATCTAGAGCTAGTTCCTTTAAGTCCATTTGCTCCTTTAGGAGCCTGGCTCGATGTGTGTCCTGGTTCTTGAGAATTTCTTCCGTATAAAGCAAACGATTGAACTTCCTGTCGCAATTGACTGTTTCCTTGCTTAACTTAAGGACGTTCGCAATCTGACGATTGCTCAATGATGCTGCCAATAATTCTTGCACCATCCATCGCCGAAGACCAAGCATTTCCTTGCTATAGCCAGCAGCACCAGTTCCACCATTCACTTTCATCTCGCGAATGGTTTCAAACTGATGCTCTGTGATGCCAGCTTTCTTTAGCGCTTTTCGTGCATATTCTTGTTCTTCCTCTGGTGAATTGAATTCAATTTCAGGACGTGCCATGCAACATAGACTAACTATGCTCGCATTGTATCTCCTTTCCCGTGGAGAGTACGAACAAATAGTTCAGTGAAGCGTTCCATTTTGGAGGCCACGACAGTGGCCGGAGAATCGTCTATAGCAGCTTTCAATATGCAAAGCTCTTTCCATTCTTCCTCAGTGAGGGTTCCATTGAGAGAGTTCATAGTTCAACAATGCAATGGCATGAAAAATTCCAGCAAGAAGAGCGGTGCTTTAGGCACCGCTCGCCCAAGCCACTTTAATCTCATGACGACGAATGGCTTCATCAATAAGACGAGCAAGCCTATCGTCGTCTGATTCAGCCATGCATCAATGATACTGCCAAAACACGCGCTCCATCAAATCGTCAAATTCATTTAAGCGTTTTGGGCAATACTTTGTAATAAAGCTTTCAAGCTCCTTATGCACGCTGTCCATGATCTCTGCATAGGCAGCGTTCAAACCATCAGGATGCATTTCCTCGTTGGTCTCACGCTCATACGCCAATGCCATGCAGCTTTTCGGAGAGTCGCAATACTCATGCATCTTCACAAACCTCCTCTTCGATGGCGAAACCAGTGTCAATCAAATGCTCAATTTCACTTAAGCTAGAACGCCAATGGCGTTCTCCATTTTGATCACGAGCTCCATAGAGAGTACGGGCCGCTGGTTGCGGCCCTTTTTTAGGCGTTGAGAAACCGTAATGAACCACTGGCAAGATTTCTACGCCATTGTGGACAATCAGCGGCAAGTGATCTACTGCCTTAGGAGGATTCAGCATTGTTCAGGAAATTCCTAGGCAATATTAGGCCCTTTTTTATTGATTTCAGGCTAGTTAGGCCTTTTCATCTTGATCGTTCCGCCCTTTGGGGCTCCACTCTGGCTTAATCGGCCTGCGGAGGGAGTTTGGTTCTCATCTAGCCTTGTTCTTTTTAGGGAATTTTGGTCTGATGATCGTCTCACTCCGCCCCTTTGGGGGGCTCCGTTTGCTCTGGCTGACCAGGAAGCGGAGGCTTGGTAGGTCCAGCGCTGGATTTTGGGTGCGCTCGGGACTTTCCGTGACCAGTCTACCCCACGCCGCCAAATTCCTTAAGCGATGGGACAGTTGGCTAATTGGTCACCAGCCGAATCCAGTGCCAGAAGGGGGCTGATACTGCGTTTCCTCTGTATCCTCCTCGGCCTCCGCAGCCTCCGCAACCTCCGGCTCCAGGGCTTCTACAACGGGAAACTGATCAAACGCATAACCGTTGTCTTCCCAGATGATTTTCATAATTAAAAAGCGCACCGTGTTAACGATGCGCGAAAGATTGTTCTTATACTTTAATCAGTCACCCGCTGTGGTAGGTGACGGGGAGGCTGTGCAATAGAGCCTCCCTTCTATTGCGAGAAGGTTAAAACCAATCGTCTTCGTCTTCCTTTTCAGGAAGACTTTCTATGGTGACGGGCATGCGCTCTTCTTTTTCAGCCGTTTCCTGAAAATCCAGCTCTGGCTCTTGATAGTTCCAGCTTTGATACAGTCTCGTCCGCTCACCATTGGGACCAACAATAAAGCTACTGTCAACCAGTCCCTGACGACGCGCCACTTCAAGCAGTCGTCCGACAGGCACACTATCCCATGATCCAGTGGCAGCAGCCGCTTGACGGCGATCAAAACGCTCGTGCTTGCGCGTGTTGACCATATTGACTAAACTATCCAGCGCTTCATTGCCACCAGCCACTGGCCCCTTATACCACCAGCCATAAGTGGAAGGATCACGCTGCAGGAAATGCTTCCCAGTGAGACCACTACGGCTCTTCGTCCATTCAAACATGAACTGTGTGGAATCAGGATTATTGTCAGTGCGATAGAGTTTCACCACTTCACTGACATTGGCTTCAAAGCTAGAGCTATCGCGAATACCGCCGCTTTTGTTTAAGTGGTGGAGGATGACGATGGAGCAACCATATTGATTGGCAATATCACGCAGTTCGTAAATACAATTACCAGCATCAGAACGAATGAGGTCTACTTCCATGCCAGCAAGGCATGACGTGAGACTGTCGATCATGATGAGTTGAGGACGATACCGCTTCACATAGGAAAGAAGCTGGGGGATGTTATTAAAACGCCAGCGGTCGATAAAACCAATAGTGTCAGGCGCGAGATCGTCGTCGTCGTAGCCAATGATTTGCAGCTTTTCCGCTGCATCAACCACTGGCTCATCACATTGAATGATCAATACCTTCCCTTGTTTGCAGCGTCGATTGCTCCAATCTTTGCCAGTTGCAACGTGCAGCGCCCAGTTATAGAGCAACGTTGATTTACCACTGCCTGGTGCTGCAGCCAGAAGCATGACGCTGCTTTCAGGCAGAATGCCGGCAATTGTCCATTTACGAGAATCTTCAGACTGTGCAATGCTTTTTGCATCGAGGATTTCCATTTCCTCGCGACCATGCACTCGTCCGCGAGCTTCAGCTAAAAGCTTTTCCGTTTCTTGAGCATTGAGCTTGATGCCATGGCTTTCCATCCATTGGCGAGCTTCAAACACAATGCGAGCATCGTTGCCATAAAGGCCAACCATGCGCTCAAACGTTGAGATGATTTCTTCAAACGATGGAAGACCATCCTTCCCTTCGTGCCTGTCTTTAGAAACAATGGATGCAAGAATGATTTCTTGGTCCGCACCATCTTCCAGCCAATCGGACAGGTCGTAGCCGCCATTCTGCGGCAAGCTTTCCCATTCAAAGCTAGACGGTTCCGCGTAGCACCACTGTGCTCCGGGATTGTCCATCGCCACTTCTTTCATGAGAGCCACGCCGGGCTCATCACGATCAGGACAGAGGACTAATTTCTCCCCGCGAAACAGAAGAGAATAGTCTCCGTTCGCACGATATTGTCCACTTCCTCCAAGAAACGTGACGGAAGGAAGGCCTTCTTCCCATAGTTTGTCGCAGGTGAGTTCGCCTTCTACGACAAAAATAGGCAGTCCAGTTGTGGCTGATGCTTCAATGGCATCTTTATATCGATATGGAAGAATATTGGTGCGTATCTCATCGATAAATGCTTTACGTTGTGCAGTTTCCTTGGGAACAGTTGGATATGTTTGACGGATGTTTTTCTTGCCAGACGAATCGTCCCTGACAACGTTGATAACCGTCTGCCCATCTCGGTTTTGGTAGCCAAATGTATAAGCACGAGCCTCGCGCATAGGGCGTTCCCAGCGTTCTAGCGGAGCAAGAATGTTGCGAATCTCAGTGCGATGTTTGGCTGATGGATCGTTGAAACAGTTATAAGCACCGTTCTCCTCGTTTACTGAGAAATCATTGCCATTACATGCTGGGCAAATATATTTTCCTGCGTGTTCGCTTTTTTCAAGCTTTGTCAGGTGGTCAAGGATAGAAAAAGCCATGGGCAAAGCAAAGTCCAAGTGGTTCTAGCAAGAAAACCAGCGTTCGACCATGGTCTCGCAAGACTTAACGTCCTTTTAAGGAAACCTGCTTGCCATCCTGGCTATGACGGCTATGGTGGCTATGTTCAGACCCTGTTGCCTATGCCCTCTGACTACGGCGAGCCTAAAAAAAGCCGCCATTTCACGCTCACTGACACTTGCTACAAGCATCTGGGCAACATTGCCCATGAAGCGCGTCAAAGCTTAAGCGAAACAGTAGAGCGCCTCATTCGTTCCACCCCCACTTGGGAGGGCACTGCCACATTGTCTGATGGTGCGTTTTCAATGGTGGAGGATTACGCCATTTCCAACGTCACCATCGAGGACTATGAAGGTTTCAGAGCTTAAGCTCGCCTGCGAAAAGTTTCTCCTCTCTCATCCTGACACTGAAGTGAAGATGATTTGGGAGCAGGGAGTTTTTGATGAAGGTTACAACCCTTCCTGCATGGAGGAAGTAACTGATGCAAGAATTATTGCAGATTGGCCGCTTCCTGGTGAAAGCTTAGTATTCCCCAATGAAGATCCCGGCATGATGTTCGTCATCATGTATGGCGAATATCAACCATACGCGGTTCGCAAATAGCGAATGAGCCACACCACTTTCCTTTATTCTCCCTCCGACTTTTCTGGCATGGAAGATCCGACAAAACAAGCATTACTGGATCGCTACAACGGCATCTTTTCTCCTTTGGAAATCAGCGCTGAGGCATTCCGCGCTGCATACGACACGCCTGACATTGGCCCCCACATTGAGAAGGACTACAAGGGTCTGTCCTATCTGTCCTGGCCTTTTGCATTCCGCTATCTAAAGGAACATTTCCCGACGCTCTTTGTGGCGTTTGAAGAGAAGACCATTGGCTGGCCCGTATTTGGTGAGCCTGGTGCATACATTCTTCGCCCGTACCTTACGGACGGTGTTCGTCGCACTCCTGCTCTGGTCTTTCCAGTGATGGACAGGAAGCACAATTCCATCAAGGAACTAGACGGTCGTTCAATTAGCGACAACATTCAACGCGCAAGCGTTAAGTGCATCGCCACGTTCACTGGTCTTGGTCTTCGTCTCTATGCAGGCGAAGATATTCCCAAGGAAGATGAAAAAGCCCCATCCAAACTCCCGCTCCAGCAGGAAGCTCCGAAGCAAGCTACGCGGACAACGACGAAACCAGCACCAGCTAAAGAAACTCCTGCTGATACTGGAGCAAAGGAACCTGCTCCCTTCGATGCAAAAGCAGCCTTGACTGAATTGTGCAAGGCAAATCCTCTTAGCTATGAGGATGAAAAGAAAAGCATGGCGGCAGGCAAAGCAGCGCTTCAATCCATTGGTCTTTCCTACGCCACGGAAGTGAAGAGCTGGGAACAGTTTGGCAATGTCGTTCAAGCCATGACCACCATCTGGGCTAAAGAGCAGGGGCTTGTGACCACAAAGAGCGACATGCGAGCTGAGCTTGACACCATCTGCGCTGCTAAAGACGTGGCTGGGCTCATTGCAAACATGCAAGCGTTTGTCGCAAAAAAGCAATAGACCTAGCAGCGGCCCGTTTACAACGGGCCTTTGCTGGATCCCTATGCATTGATGAAGATGGTCTTCCACTCACTGATCTTCCTCCCTCCTTATTTGGCGAATGATCCGCTGGGCCTGTTTCTACTAATGACGCTGGCCGCTACAACGTTTGCTCTCATTGTCCTTTTCATTTGCAGCAGAATTCTTCCATGAGCAGTTGGACTATTTCTTATCGCGAGGGTTCCACTCGCTTTGATTATTCTTTTGAGAATATTTATGCGCCAGAAGTGATGGAACATTTTAAGCAGTGCATGCTTGCTGCTGGTTTCATGGAAGATTCAATTACTACTTCCATGGAAGATTTAATTCAAGACTTGCGTCGCCATGAGCAAAATCTTGCATAACCATCGCTCTCTCATTGATGCCTGTCATGAAGCCTATTGGCGCTTTCCAGATGATTCGCTTAGCAGTGATCGTCGCATTGCTGCGGTGCTTGAAGCCATTGCTAACGATCCTCTTATGGATCGCTCATATCTTCATCAAATTGCCTCCAAAATTCTCATGCCTGACATTGCCATGTGCGAAGGTGGTGAATGCCCTGTCCGTGAAAATTGTTGGCGTTACATGGCGCCTGCTAGCCACTGGCAAAGCTATTTCGGCACGCCGCCATACAACGAAGAAGGTTGTGATTATTTCTGGGACATGAATGAAAAATGAAAACAAACAAGGAAGTAGTTCTTGCAAGTGAAACGCTTACGTCTGATGGGCGAATGATGGCTAAATGCCTCATGCAAGAAGATGGCGTAAGCATTGAAGGACTGTTCAATCTTTTGGGACAGCTTCAAAGTGACGTGATAGAGCTTCAACGCTCTTTGCGTGATATGGATGGCAAAATTGATGAAGTCCAGTGTGATCTTGGATATCACATTAGGAGTCATGACTGAAGTGGGTTGTTACGATCTATGTCTTGCTCGCCTTTCAATGCCAGCGTTTCCCCGCTACGAACCCAATCGGCTCCAGATCAACAAGAAACGTTATTACGTCTTGAGCGATTTTCCAAATGTTCCAGAAGGGTATGTTTTGCCTTCTGTGACGACTATTGCGAGCGCGTGTTCGCCGCCTGGCAAAATTGCAGCGCTCATGAACTGGCGCAAAAAGGTGGGTGACGAGGAGGCAAATCGCCGCACTCGTAATGCCGTAGATCGTGGCAACTGGCTGCATGGCGTTCTAGAGGATCTCTGGAATGGAGAAGACATTCAAACGCATCTTGACTCTCATGAAGCGTATGTCCCCTACTTTGAAAGCATCGTTGGTTTTCTTGAACGAGTGGATAGTCCAATGCTCGTTGAAAGTGCCATTGCCTGGTACGATCATGCCCAAGAAATTGGCTACTCGGGAACGTTCGACATGCTCGCCAAAATGAACAATGGCGAATATGCATTGCTTGATTGGAAAACTTCTTACAAGGAGAAGCCTGATACACAACTAGCCGACTATCGCATGCAGCTTGGTGCCTACGTGCAGGCCATTGAGCAAATGTATGACGTGGAGATCAATGAAGCGCATTGCGCCATTGCTATTTACGATCCAGACACCGGCAAAGGACAGGAAGCACAAATTGTGTCCCTGTCAGCAGGAGAACTTGCCATGCAAGCTGGGATCATGATGCAGAAAACGCAACAGTTTTTCTTTGAGCATTATCCCGGCGGTCGCCCCTTAACAATTTCTATGGACCGTGGAGCATGACTTTTTATGAATGCTCGTTAAGCTTTGTGAAGCCCATCCAGGGTCCACTCAACTCCGCGAGGAACACTACATGCCCGCTGGCAACGCTCCTTCTTTTTCCGGCTCTCTTGACCTGACGCCCGACGTGCTTAATGCCATGAAAAAGGCAGGCACCAATGCAAATGGTAATTACAAACTGCGCTTTGCCCTTTGGGACAATGACAAGCGTGATAAGGACACTGCTCCTCATTTCAAAGGACTGGTGACAGTTCCCGAAATGAATGACAGCCCTAAAGCCTATGCTTCGATGTGGAGCAACGATGGCAAAGGCGGTGGTCAAACCGCTTCTCGTCCCGCAGCTAACGACGATCCGTTCTGATCATGACTAAAGCCGACAAAGATCCTTTGATTTGGGGCATTAGTCTTGTCATTGCATTGATTATTGTCGGCTTTTTCAGTTTTGGCATGGCTTGTTTAGGGGCATGGGCGGTCGTTTCTATATGGCCGTCTGTGCCCTTTTTGCCTGTCGCCGTTTTGATTTGGCTGATTATGGCCCTGTTCTCACGCTCTTCTAACAATGCTTCTTAACGACAAGGAAATTACTGTTCTTGCAGAGAATGACATCCTTTTTCCTTTCGTTGGAGAAAAAACTAGGGAACTAGACAATGGCACTAAAGCATTGTCTTATGGACTTTCTCATGCTGGTTATGACCTTCGTCTTTCCCCAGACGATTTTATGGTCATTAACAACAACAAGGAAGTGGAAGCCCTGGACGTTAAGGCTTTCAACAAGGAACTGATGTACAAGGCCACTCCTATTGAGGAGCTTGGCAGTACTTTCTTTATCCTGCCCCCATTTTCCTACGCGCTTGGCGTAAGCTTAGAGCTCATCACGATGCCTCCAAACGTTATGGGCATCTGTGACGGCAAGTCTACTTATGCGCGTCAAGGTACCATCATTAACGTCACGCCAATTGAGCCTGGTTGGTCTGGTCACCTTACTATTTGTATTGTCAATCCCCTGGCTTTTCCAGTACGCATCTATGCAAACGAAGGGATTGTGCAAATCATGTTTGCCCGTCTTGATTCAGACGCACGTCAGTCCTATGGCAATGGCAAATATCAAAATCAAGGCGCTAGCGTAACATTCGCTGCCGTCTAATTTGTGAGCGCTCTTGAAGATCAGTTTCTAGGCCTATGGCAAGCTCACTATCCTGACCTGCCATTGATCAGAGAGTACAGCGATGTTGAAAGCTGGGAGGCTGATTTTCAAGAGCGTTATGCCAAAAGCAAACGTTCAAAGCGTTACAGAGCAGATTTTGCACATCTTCCTTCTCGCTCTCTCATTGAAATACAAGGTGGCACTTTTAATCGTGGCCGTCATGTTACTGGCAGCGGCTACGAACGAGATGCCCGCAAATTCAACCTTGCCATGATGGCAGGATGGAAAGTGTTTCTTCTGACTAGCCAAACGGCCAAAGAAACCGCATGGCTCGAGAAGATTGCTTCTGTTCTGCGGACAAGCGGTTGATTGCATCGCCTGCTTCGCCAAGCAACGCTTCGGCTGCATCAAGATCATGCTGTTGCATTTGCATGGCTTGACGTAGTTCAAGATTTTCTTTCATCAATGCAGTGAAGGCTTCCTGCATATTGCTCCAACCTTCTAGCAAATTGCTAGCTACTTCCCTCAGTTTCCCCACATCATTGCATTCAGCAAGTGCTCGTTTGTTGGCGGTTAGGGCAAAATCCCGTTCCATGCTGCGTTCAAAAGGCCCCATCACTGCAATGCGTTTTTGTCCGTTGTAGTTTAATCCTACTGGAATGGAAAACATCATCGTCATTGTTCTTCCATTGTTTGCTTTAGCCTAGCCATGAAGCGAAACGGCAAGCAGTTTGTTTACAGGGTGGACGATGGGAAGAATGCCGTAAAATTCCAGGCGGGCTACCGTCCCTACCATCTTCCCCGTACTCCACGTCGTCATGAATGGGCCGTTGGACAGCAAGTGGTATACGTGCAATGCACTGCAGCAGGATGGATGCCATCTTCCATTGTTGGCACCATTGTTGGGTTTGATGAAAGTGGAAGATCCCGTAAAGCACAAGTACGCTGGCATTCAGCTACGGACATTGCTCCTACAATCAGTTTGCAACGACTTCGACCTTTCTCTTTGATTTATGACGCCCGTTTCTGAACGCATTGATCCGCTGATGGATGGCATCAGCATGGTGCGTCTAATTGATTGGATGGGAACAAGCCTGGATATTGTTTGTGATGCTCGACAAAGCTTTGATCAAACCAGCCAAGACTGGTCGGAAAAGGATCAAAAGCTTCTCAACTATCTTGTCAAGCATCAACACACTAGTCCCTTTCGCGGGGTGGTTACGAAATGGCAAATCAAAGCTCCGCTGTACGTTGCTCGTCAATGGTGGAAGCATGTGATTGGCGGCACCTATGCCAACGATCAGCTTGGATGGAACGAGAAAAGCTTTCGCTATTGCGAAGCAGATAGTGAACAGTTCTACATGCCTCGCCAGTTCCGCCGTCAAAGCGCAAGCAACAAGCAAGCCTCTGATGGCCCCCTGGACGCGACCATGAACCACGTGGCCGCCATTGAATACGCCAAGGCCCTGCAGCAGGCTAAACAGGCCTACAGCGCCCTTCTGACGCTAGGCGTGAGCAAAGAGCAAGCACGAGGTATTCTGCCCACTAGCCACTACACCAGCTTTACTTGGACTTGCAGCCTTCAGGCCCTCCTCCATTTCATTGGCCTTCGCGACAAGGGCGATGCACAAGGTGAAATTCAGGCCTATGCTCAGGCATTATCCCTGCTTGCTCGCCCCTTGTTTAAGGAAGCGTTTGAAGCTTTTGATCTGCATCAATCTACATTCTGACCATGACCATTGAACATCCTCCTATGCGCTTTGATCCCGTGGAAAATCCTGCTCACTACAACAAGAATGGTGGCATTGAAGCTATTGAAAGCATTGAAGCGTCAATGACACAAGAGGCCTTTAAAGGCTTTCTGAAGGGCAATGTATTGAAATACGTTTGGCGTTACGAAGCCAAGAATGGCTTGCAAGATTTACAAAAAGCAAAGTGGTATCTTGATCGTCTCGTGTTTATGCTTGAACTAGAAAGCGAAAAAGAAGCCCTTGATGCCATTGAACAGTCTTCCATGGAATGTAAAGATGGTTTCTGTCCAATGCCTGGCGTGCGATATGACAAACCTCCTGAAAGTGGCGTGGTGTTTCCTCCAATTAAGGACTAAGCGGCATTACAACAAAGGCCCCAAAAGGGGCCTTTTTCATGCTCAATCGTTTCATGAAACGGCAGGGCAATACCACGACGCTCGCACCAATCCTCCAGGTCTTTTTGATTCGTATGGGCGCTAACAAAACTATGACAATACACCCACGACATTAAAGCTTCTTCTCGCTTTTCAGTCCAGAATTGCTGCGGACGCCACCATTCAAGAATGGGCAAATTGCCCTTATCTAAATTACACTTTTGGCACGCTGGCACCATATTGTATTTGGCAAAATGGGGACCGCCTTTACTTTTAGGAACAATGTGATCAATGGTCATCTTTTCTCCCCATCGTCCGCAATAAGCGCATGCACACTGCCCTAACGGACCACGCAGGAAATAGTCTTCAAAGATGCTTTTTCTAAATCGACGCTTTGCGTCTCCAGGGCGAAGTTCAATGAGGGAATGCAATAGCTCATCGGGACCATTCGCTCTCAGCATGGCGCTATTTAATTGTCTTGCCCACAATCTAACAACCAAATACTGACTATCGAAACAAGCTACAATTTTTATATTGTGCAACGGCCATGAAGAGTTTTCAAGACGGATTGATGAACTTTGTGGCCACTGTAACGGCCGGAATGCTGCTTTCTACTGGCGCAATGTTGATTACTGTCGGCAATCAACAGGCTAAAGTGGCAGTGCAAATTGAAAGCATCACCGAAAAACTTACTACGCTCACAAACAATATGAGCGGGCTGGAAAACAGGGTGCGTTCTTTAGAAACAGAACGCTAGGCTATTTATATCTCGCTTGTATCATCATGACTGGCGCTGAATGGTTTATTGTCGGCGGTATCGTCGTTGTTGCTCTTGATCAAATTCTTGATCATTCTCCTTTGAAATCTAATAATGTGCTCCAACTTGCCATGGAAGGACTTAAGGCAATCTTCCGCGTTGGCAAATGAGCCATGAAATGGCCTTCAGACCAGGCATTCTGGGATGAATGCTTTGCCATTGCCAAGCGACTGGGAGCTCGCTATCCAGAGCTCGCAGCCGCTCAATGCAGCTTAGAAAGCGGCTTTGGCAAACACACGTCTGGCAAAGAAAACTACCTAGGCCTCAAAGGCCCTGGCACTGCTACTACCACGCAAGAATGGTATGACGGTCAATGGGTGACTATTAAGGCGGGCTTTATTGATTTTCCAAGTCTTGCAGCTTGCCTTGATTATTTAATCACGCGATGGTACAAAGACTATCGTCATTTCAAAGGCATTAATAATGCCGCAAATAGATATGCAGCCGCTCGTGCCTTAAAGGATCAAGGCTACGCCACCGATCCAGACTATCCGGCAAAGCTATCGCGGCTGATGAAACAATACGCTCCTGAATCCACTTCTTCCATCATGATTGGTCCTAAGAAAAGCCCTCAAGATTTTGGCTTTAAAACTGGCGATTCCCATCTCATCGTTAACGATGCATTGGAAACAATGAAAGCCTTTTCCTTTGGTGGAAAACTTTTATGGGAAATTCCTTGTCTTGCTCGCGGACAATACAGTGATTTTGAATGGCGCGTCACTAATTCCGACACTCCTCCGGGCCTTTACAAAATTGGAACAGTTTATAAAGACTATGAAAACGTGGGAGCAAATCCTTCTTATGATCGCACCCTTATGGCTTATGGGTGGTATAGCTTCGACTTGGTGGAACTGGAAAATCAAGAAGCGGGCGTTGGACGAGCCGGAATCATGATTCATGGCGGTGGTAGCGCAAATGGTTGGCCAGGCGCATGGGCCATGAAACAGCCTTTAGTCCCTACGCATGGCTGCATTCGCTGCTATAACATTGACCTTCGCGACAAGATTTTGCCGCTGACTAAAACTGGTACTGTCTTTGTAAGCGTGTACCAGGAGGGCTGATTAACTATTAAGCAAACGAGCCAGTGGTGCCTGCAACTTGACGGACGGTGTAGTACGAACCGGCTTGGGGTGTCACCGTGCCGCCAGCGCAGGTGATTTGCAGCTTGAAGGTGGTAGCCAAGTTAGTGACCACCTGCACATTAAATCGATAGACCATAACAGCATTATTCGAGATTGCTCCAGTAGCGTTGAATGCTATTGCTACGACGTTCCTGGTGCCGGCGTATCCTGTTGTCACTGCTCCTGGTCCGATGCCTGTGACTGGCCCAGCCGTGTAATGACCGCTCAATAAGGATGGGGCACTGCTAGTTGTTAGCTGCCAAGTCACTGTACTTGAAGTATTCTTTACTAGATGAGCAAGTATTTCAATGTCATAGACGCTACTTGCAGCAAGATTGATAGCACTTGTAGCACCAAAAAAGTCACCAATCGTAGCGCCAACGTTTGCGCCGTTAGAGGTGAGTCTGAATGTTTGACGAGACGAAATTTGACCTCGCCCGCTGGTTGTTGTTGGCGTGCTGTAGAAGTGTGTGCCATCGTACTCAACTGCACCAGCCACTGGAGTGGTGAGATTAGTTCCAGCTTCAAAATCCAATGGCGCAGCAGTTGTCGTTCCCGCTCTTAGTCGAACTGTTTTACCAAAAGTGGCATCGTTGGTGCCAATGGTTAGTGAATCAGTGGCTTCAGAATTACGAGAGAAACGAATGTCATGGTTAGTTGTTGTACCAATCCCCAAAGGACCGCTTGTCGCTGTTACATATACACTATTTGGCTGGTTAAATACACCAGTTCCTGAATAAGTGGAGCTATTAATACCAAAATTACCGTAGTTAGTGCTATCAGTGGATACATCGTTACAAACAACAAAGTCGCAGGAAGCATTGCTATTGTTGCTTGTATTTTGTACCAGCACTTGGAAATATTGCGTTTCCGCTGATTCAAAGACTGCACCGATGCGGGCGCCAGTAAAACTTAAAGCGCCAACGCTTACAACGCCTTTGTCTGTAGCACCAGCAGCCACTGCATTAGTTGCATCAAGTGCTCCAGCAGTTAAAACATCAGTGGTGGAATTAAAGCTTAAATTAACATCGGCCCCAAAAACGCCACTATTATTAAACTGCACTTGTCCATTGGAACCGGCAGGAGGATTTCCAGCTCCAATTTCAATCATGTTGCCAGCAGCATTTTTAATATATAGCTTGCTGTTGGTTGAGTCCCACGCAGGTTCGCCTTCAACAAATGAACCAGGGCTAGGAACAGTTGATCCCCTGCGAAGGCGAATTGTATTAGCCATTTCTAGAACGTTCCACCATCAATTGTCGAACCATCCGAAAGGAGAGTTCCGCTTGTCGGTAGTGTAACACTCGTTGTGGCAGTAACAGTAAGCGTGGTGCCAAATGCTCCGGAAAGAGTGAAGGCGCCAGCAGTAGAAATATTGCCACCAAGCGTGATTGTATTGCTATTAGAAACGCCAGTACCACCATTGGCAGCAGACAACGTGCCAGCAAGAGTGACAGTGCCGTTTGTCGCAGTGGAAGGAGTGAGGCCAGTGGTGCCAGCAGAGAACGTTGTTACACCACCACCAGCAGACGAGAATTGCGTGAATGTGATTGCATCGCCATTGAACGCAGAATATCCAGCCGCATTAATGCCCATGCGAATGGGGGCAGCAGCAGTTTGCACATAGGCAGCCCCACCATTTGCCGTACCCGCTGCGATAAAGATATAGTCACCTTGAGCAATTTCGCCAGTAGGACTGTTGTCAAAATCGCTCGTGCGCGTCCACACACCATTGGCACCAGTGCCGACAGTGGTAACCGTATAGACACCGTTGTAACCATTGGTAGCGTGATCCTTGACAAGAATACGCTCGCCCCCCGTAAACGTTGAAGAACCATCCAGCGTATTGGGAGTGCCAGTAAGTGTGGCACCAGCACCGGGATTGCCAGTAACGCTAATGCTTAAACCAGTGCCGTTAGTAAGCGTTGCATTTGCACCGCCAAAATTAGCCGACACCTTCACTTGGTTAGTGGCAGGAATCGACGTGACGTAATACGTTGTATTGGCGTTGAGACCAGTGCCAGTAGTGGTATTGCCAGTTCTAATTTGAGAATTAACATCTAAACCATGGCTGGCGCTAAAAGTGATCGTATCAGTGCCAGTGATGTCAGTAATTGTTAAAACACTGCCACCAGAAACATACGTGTAGGATACGCCGCTAGCAGTGGCGTATTGAACTGCACCGTGAATATTTATGCTTTGAGCAATGGAATCAGCATACTGTTTGTTAACAGCATCACTAGGAAGAGCCGGAGCCGCAAGATTAGTAATCCTTTGACTATTTAAACTAACACTACCGGACGGCGCTGCTAACTGATCTAAACGGTTAAGTCTAACTTGCGTGTCAAAATTACTAATTTTTGCTGCACTTAACAATGGAATGTCGGCTGCAACTAAACTGCGAAATGTAGGGGTGCCAGTAGAACCGTCTGGCGCTGCAAATACAGTGTTGGTAGTTTGATTAGCTAACGCGCCAGTGAGAGTGCCACTACCAGTAACAGGCGACCCTGTAACGTTAATAATAGAAGGAAGGCTCAGCGCGACAGAAGTGACCGTGCCCGTACCATAGCCTTGTCCTTTAACAAATGCAGTGGTAGCAAGTTTTGTCGATGAGTCAGAAAGAGTGGCAGTGGCGCCAGTAGTATTTGCACCAAAACTAACAGTGCCAGTAAAGTCTTTATTGCCAGAAATGGGCAGCGACAATGCAGTGGTTTGGTTGCCAGTAAGATTGACAAAAGCACCAGCACCGCCAATTGCAATTACGCTAGTCGCACTCCCGCCAACACCACCAGTTCCGTAGCCATAGTAGAGAATACCATTTCCACTATCGCTTTCGTTATACGCTAATTCCGCATTTGCCAGACTAGATGGAGCACCTGCGCTACCACCAGAAGCACGACGCTTAATCCGTACAGTGTTAGGCATTTCTAAAAATTACCCCCATCGGTGAGTGTGTTGGTCGTCCAATTAGCGTCTGCTTTGAACTGCGAACTGTTAGCGTCGTAATATACAACACTTCCATTTACTTTAGCACTTTCATTAACAATTAATCCCGCTTGCCCTGTCGGTCCAATAGCTCCTTGAGGGCCGCTTGCGGACAAAACAATGGAAGGACGAGCTGGAATAGTAATAACCGTCTCGTTTTTTTCTCCCTCTATAACAGAGACAATCATTGTCTCTTCGCTAATAGCTACTTCAGCCATGGTCAGCGTCCAGTAAGGCCAGGATCAAACAATGCCGTTCCTTGAAGGAAATAGTATTTATCCCCATTAGGCTCGGTGATCATCACATCATATTGGCCTTGTTCAGTGATGCCGCTTGTCACAGTCGCTGGTAAACGCAATTTAAACATGCCGCTAGCTTGTGTAGTCCACTGATGCGTAAAATCAGCAAGCTTTGCTGTGCCAAGCTTATTCCATAACTGCCCTGCTACCGTATACCCGCTCATATTCACAGGCGTACCATTGCCATCTTTATATTGCAAATTAAGCTCAAAAGTGGCGCCTTGATGAATGGTAATATTATAAACTGCAGGGTCAATCATAGCCATTCTCCTTAGCTCCCATCCTAATATAATTCTCTCCAACCAATGAGACCAGTGGCTTTCATAGCTGTGTCACATTGAATGGTAAGAGCGAGCACGTCACTATTTCCAGCATTGTCTTTGCCAAGCGTAAGTGCTAATGCACTTTTAGGATCAAACTGCACTGAATTACGTCCGCTAATTAAACCAGCAGCAAGAACAGTGCCCCCAGAAAACGTTCCAGTGGTCATCACTTGCACATTGCCACGTCCATTTGCTGCGCTATTCCATACGCCAGAAACAGTGGGATTTAAATAAAGTCGCCATTGAGCTAATGCATTGCCATCAGTGCAAGCATCAATTTGAGATGGAAGAATAATGTTATCAGTACGCCCAGACGCCATGCGAATGGCAGCAAATAATGTTTCCGATGTAGTGGAAAGAGTGCCTCCAATGCCAGCGCCGCCAGTGTAAATTGGCCCGCTAGGCTCATACCCTCCTTCACTAACAACGCTGCAGCAAATCTGTTTAAGCGATGCAGAAGAAGCAATGGCAGTAGTATTTTGCAAGCGGTACGACACAGGCAGGGTAGCCGTGGTCATATAAACGCCATCAATACTATTGGCATGATTAAATTCATGACAGTATTTAATTTCGCCATCAACAACAAAACCACACCTCACGCGGCCAACGCCAAGCCATTCCAGGTCAGCAACAAAAATTTGAGCCTTGCTAAAAATAAGTTCGGGAAACGTATTAATATTCCAGCTTGACTGGTTAACTACATTCTCGACTACGCTTCCAGAAGTTTTGCTTCTAATAACGAATTGAAAAGACAAGCCACTGGCCCTCAGCATCACTCCGTTGTCATTATCAAAAAGCCCCACTTCTTGAATCAATCCAGGAGTGGGAACACTGCCGCAAAAGCTTTGCAACACTAACAGACTTTTGCCTGGCTGATAGGGCATATTGCGCTTTGATCGACGCACCACGCTATCGCCAGAAGCAGTAGTAGTTGTAAGGGCAATGGAGCTTTCGTTGACTAAATAGTTAGTATTGCCTGCTCCAACAGTTGCTTCATACCATTGATCAGTTCGTTTTGTATAACGAAGAGTGCTATCAAAAATGGTAAATGGCTCGCTAAATCGTTGCCGCCCAAAAGCATCCACTTCTCCGCTATCGGGACCACGCTGTAAAATTTTGCCGCGATAATCAGCCTCAATGTGAGTTTCAAACTGCTCACCACCAGCAATGATTTGTCCCATGGCCTTCTCTTTTTAAGCCATGCTAATAGATTAATCGTGAGCTTTAATCATTACATAGCCAGCAGTTACGCCAACTCCAGCAGTACTAACGCGAGCACGAAGCAACGCAGCATTTAAATCTGTAACAGTTAGCTGGACAGTGCTACTCGCCACTGCAGTCAGAGGCGTACCAATGGAATACCATGATGCACCATTATCATCACTACCTTCAAGCTGCAACGCAGGGGCAGTAGTCGTAATAGCGCCAACATTAACTACTAATTGAACACGGTTTCCAGTGTCGCGAGCATCAAGACTAGGAGTGGTGCTATTGAGCGTAGTAAGCACGATAGTGCGATCAATTAACTGCCTCACTGCTTCGTTGTTTGTATTGGACTGCAGTCGGTTAATAGAACGCGTGAAGCTTGGACTAGATCCACCAATGGTCTGCACGTAGCGAATTCGGTTACCAGTGAGACGCATAATTGGAGAGCGATATGATCCCGTTGCTGTAATACGCGGAAAATCATATACTTTGAACCAGTTGGTTCCAGAATCATCCGATTCTTCAATACTTACGTCATAAGTTTGGTTTGTTCCGCTTGTTGCAGTGACAGCAATATTGACGCTATATGCTGTACCAAAGGCTGGGGTGATTGCAGATCCTGTGCCTGTTGTAGTTATTGCCGACGATGCTACGTCCGCCACGGTTGTTGGCAACGATAATCCAACCGTCCAAGTGCCACTTTGAGCAGAGTTAATAGTGCTAGTCACTTGTACCGGCACTGATGCTGCAATGGCACTGTTCGGCTGCACCTCCACTCGTTCACGAATATAATCAAACAAACGAACAAAACTTAAACGCGCATCAGTTCTTTTAATGACTGTTCCGCCGGCATTGGTTGTAGCAAAACTTGCAGGCAAGACGGTGTTGCCAATGGGAAGAAGGACAATGGTAGTAGTAGAAACAAGCGCTACTTTATAGGCGCCATCAACGCCTAATGTTGCTCCAGTTGAAATATCACGACAACCATAAACATTCACATAATCGCCAACTAACCATGACCAGTTAGTGTTTCCAACCAATGTAAGAGCGGAACCATCATTTGTCGCTGATTGAACGGCAACAGTAATAAATGCTGCAGGAATATTTCCTCCCTGCACTCGCGCCACCATCCCCCCATAGCTTGTAGCAGTGGCGGACGCACCAAAAGAAATGGTAAAAGAAGTGGAGTCGATAACAGAAGCAACTGCAGTGGCAGTCGTTAGGTTTGCAAAATTGGTTTGATCGCGAATGCCATAAATGACAATTTGATCGCCAGTGGTAAGTCCGTGTGCTGTAGCCGTTGTAATTGTTGTGATAGTAGAGGCACTTTTAGTTGCAGAAACGATTTCAGCAGTTGGAACAGTAAGCCCTTTGTTGTTGCTAAAGCGAAAACGCAATTTATATTGTTTTGTAAAATCAGGAATAACTTGCGTGCGCAGCAATCTGGTGCTCATGGCAGCCGTTGCGTCAACAACAACATCCTGGAACTGAGCGCGATCTGCCTGTAATAAATATCTGTATTCGGAGGTAGGTAACCATGCATAAGAATACGCAGCATTAACGCCTTGCGTTCCCGCTGTAGTGGCGGATGTCACTCCATGAATGCCACTGGCAACGTTAGATGGTAAAACATCGCCACTATTGGAACGAACATAGTAAGAAGAGTTGGTCGCTGTAGCATTTTCAAAAATCTGAGACACGCCATCTTTTGCATATCCCAAAGCCGAACGATAATAAACATTGCCACTAGCAAAAGGACCCGCAGTAACTGACGGCAAAGAACCACCAGGGCCAGCAGTGCAAGTGAATTGAGTGGCAGATGGAATGGTTGCTACAACTAAAGAAGGATAATTAAAACGACTATCACTTACGCCATAAATGCCAATTCGTTTGCCTGGAACAAGGCCATGCGGATCGTTAGTATTGACAGTTAAAATTGTAGTGGACTGAGAAATACCGCTAATTGTAATTTCAGAAGGCGGAGATAACGGCGCGTCGGAGCTTACAATTTCCACTGACAGCTCTTGACCAAGAACACGCTGAGACATTCCAAGTCCAACAGCGGCCTCCAATGGCATGGCGTAAGTGGAAATAGTCTCCAATGTCGTCTCCGAGCCAGCAATAAACGGACTCTTAGAAATAACTAAATACGAAGCTGATACGGCATTCCCGTCCAGGGCAATAATATCATCAGTGCCAGAAGAAAGAATCCAGTTTGTTCCAGGAACAAAAGTCTCAAAGGATTCCCTAAACTTTGTCGTAATATTAGAAGGATAGACGCTAACACCACTAGCAATGGCGGCATTGATTCCAGAGGCAGTGCTTTCTAATGCAAGATCAGCAAACGCATTACGAAGAGCCATAATTAAACACCATCCTCAATCCAAAGAGTTAAATCGCCGCCGCTAGTGTCAAACCAAGCATACTTAGTGTAGCCTACATAGTCTTGCGGAGTAGGAGCCGTATCTTGTATAAAAGTGGGAATGCCTTTTAACGGACCAGTGGCACCTTGCATGCCCTTTGTGGTGGCAAGAATTAATGCGGGATCCGCTGAAATATTCTCAATAAGAACAGAATTGTCTGAAACATTTAGAGCTTCACTACTAATAAGAATTGTCTCATTTTGAGAAGCTTTAATAATGACTACTTCATCCATGGCTTAGTTCCTAGAACGAGTGAGCTGTACAGTCATCGTGCCAGTAAGCCAGTAATAGCGCTCTCCTCCAGGCGTCGTCAGGCTCACGTCATAGCCAAACTGCCCAGCTTCAAACCCGGAAGTAGTAGCAGGCGTCAGTTCCAGCCCAAACAAACCATTTGTAGGATCATCTAACGTGCAACTAAAAGTGCCAATATACACATTGGTATTTACATCGCGAATGTCTGAATCAACGATGTAACCAGTTAAATTGACAGGAGTGCCAACATAATTTGTGCCTCCAGCAGTACCGCTCAAAGAAAGCGATGCGCCTCCCATTGTCCCGCTCACCGCAAATTCGTTAGCAGTGAGTCCGCTTGAAATGACATAGTAAATAGTATTGTCCGCCATGCCTTGCGGAAGTGTTCCGCCAGCAAAAACAACCTTTTGATCTTCCGTGAAACCATGCCCGCTAGCAGTGAAGGTATTGCTTGCAACATTAGGGACAACAGTTTTTTGATTTTCAGTTGCCCTAAACTGATTTTTCCATGTGGCATTTTGCAACACCACAATATTGTAAGTGGCAGGATAAATCATTATCCATTTCCATCGTTTGCTCAATTATAGCCATTTAATGATTGCATAAAAAAAGGAGGCTTGGCCTCCTTGAATTATTTGCCTTGCCCTCGCAAAAGTTTGCGACCATGACTCGGCTTACTATGTTTGCCCTGTCCTTGTCGCGTTAGTTTGGGGGGTTTGCTTTTGTGCTCAATGCGACCGAGAGCGGTTTTGCTTTTAACTGCCATGAGATCAATGCAGAAAGCAAGATTTTAGCCTTGCCAAGGCAAACCAGTGCCTACAGAAGGCGCTTTTTGTTCATCTAACTGTTTTTGCAGGGCGCTTTCGATTTCCTCCACCTTTTCTTCAGTGAGTTTTTGCTGCACCCATTCCACGCAAATGTCCTCCTCTAAATCAGCAAAAGCAATCATTTCTTCTTCGTCGGCGGGTTCCAGACCGACGCTGCCATATGCACCAGCACGATACGTGCCATCAAAAGCATCAACCGTGTAATGAAGCACTGAGATCATGCCATTCGCGAGAGTGCGTTCAGCGTTAGCGATTTTCCAAGTGAAAGTAGTAGCCATGGTAAAGAATGAGCTCTAAATAATTGTAAAGGGAAAAACAAGGGCAGCCATTACTGAAAACCGCCCATTATTAACAAGAGTGACAATCACTCAAGCAAAGCCTTGAGGTCATTGATGGTCAAGCCAATTGCAGCTAATTTTTCTTCTGGCGTTAGCTCGGGCACGGGCTCAGGCTCAGGAGCAGGTAAAGGGGTGTTGCCTTCGTCGAGCCAGGCTTGATAGGCGGCGTAGTCGGTGTTGGCGGGGTCGGGTGGGATGAAGGCGTTGTCGGAGAGGCGGAGGATGGTGTCGCTGGTGGTGAGTTGGTACATGGCGTTAATCATGATTGATCGTGTGTCATATCTCGGCGTTGGCTTCGTAGCCAACAACCATATTGATAGAGCCAGCCGCATTTGCATTAGTAAACAAGCCGAACATTGTTACGTTTACAAATTCTGCGTTTTGCCCGGTTACGTTATTTCCCATCATGTTGTTAAATGAAATTGTTGGCGCGACTCTCATTTGCTGAGGGTAATAAGCGGTACCTATGCGCTGAGGCCCAGGACCAGGAGCATAGCCCCAGCCGTAAATTGAGCTTCTATGATAATACCTCTGACACAACGCCAATTCCTGCCCAATAGGTCGCTGTTCAAACGGAGTGACAACGGTACCAGCTTCAAGCTGTACGCCTGTTACCTGCCAAGTGGCATTAAGGGTTGAAATGACACGCACAGAACCAGGCGCTCTGTAGAAATTACCATTTGTCCATACGTTTGCTGCTAGTTCCCAATTTGACCCAGAACCCATATCAAAGAGCAATGCCAATCCTTGCTCATCGTTTCTGTTAGGACCAAAGTCGGTAGTATCTGCGCTAATCATCACTGCCTTCTGTTCCCACTGATTAGCACTATTAACCGTGTACGTAAACACGTAGGTACGATATGTTTGACCAACACCCGAGCCTGCCGTTTGGCGCACCATGCCTGAATAAGTGCCAGTTAATGATGCTTTGACATAAAAAGACACTACAAACGGCTTTGATGCTGCGCCCCTAAATAGGTCTGATATGTTGTAACCTTCAATGGGCTGATAGACATACGATTCATTGGCTGCTGACGGGGTTGCTTTAGCGTTAGTTGTTGTCCATTTCAAGGAATAAACTAATCCAGCAGGATGACTTTCCGAGACTTGCTGAACGGTAGCAGTGCCACTGCCAACGCCATTGGCCGCTGTCGCAAGAAAGCGATCTAACGTATATCCGCCACTATTGTTGAATGCCACCCCCGATGCCCCATATCTTTGACTGATTCGCATGTCACCATTGATGATGCGATTTCGCATGCCAGCAAATTGTCCGCCGTTCAACGAAACCGCTTCCATGTCGCCAATGACTTTTGCATCACCATTCACTTGCAACTTGGCGGCGCCCAATGCTGTTGTTGTTCCAATGAGCATTATTCCAGAAGGATTAATGCGGGCATATTCTCCTGTTGTTCCTGCTGCAATAAATGGAGTAACGCCAGAAGCAGCCGTCACATGAAGAGTGCCACTTGCATTGTTATTGCCAATACCCACTCGACCACCGGTTGCCTCGTGGAAATAAGTTCTATTTAACGTTGAGTCTGTGTTCGATGAGAAGAACCTTGCGACAGTATCATTATTGAGACCAATGATGCGGAAATTTTTGGCTCCAGTGTTGTCTTTTAATGCAAGTTCAGCGTTGGTGCCAGAGCCAAGTTGGAGCCATGTCCAGGCACGTTCAGTAGAAAAACGTAAGATTTCTGTGCCAGAGCCAGTGGCTGCAATGTCTAGTCTTGCTGCAGGAGACGTAGTATTGATGCCAACAAAACCACTGCTTGTAATCCGTAAACGCTCCAATGGGGATGCACCACTTAATGGGGTGGTCCAAAGACTTAAGGCCCCAGGAACACTGCCACTTGCCGGCGCACCATCGACAATTCCGCGAATGCGAACTGCATGGCTATTTAAGGTGTTACCATCATCCCCCAGGAAATCAATGTCAGCAATTATGTCATTATTTTGAACAATTACACCAGGCGTAGTTGTCGTGTTTCGGCTTTTCGCAAACTTAAGAGTAGTCGCATTTGCGTCATTATTGTATCTTGCAATACTTATAGAAGCACCATTGCTGGTTGTTAGGTGATTTAATTGCACGCCGGCAGTAATGCCTCCAACTGTTGTTGCTGTTGAGCTTCCATGCAGGAGTCTTCCAAAACTGTCAAACCTTGCTTTCTCCGTGCCGCCGTTGGCAAAGATGAAGTTGTTGCTGGCGAAGTATGAATCCGCCGTACCATTGGTATAGAAATTCCAGCGACCAGTGCCAGACGGAATATTGCTATAAAAACCGTAGTTATTAGTTGCGCCAACTAAACTGCTACCAGCAGTAAAGCCATATTGATTGGTTACAGTTGATCCTGCTCCCAAAGTGCCTTGTGCTGCGTGATAATGTAATAAACCTGTCAACGTAAAAGCGGCTGCTTGCGTGCCTGCTGTTGAAGCAAAGTAAGAAACGCTATTCGTGACATCCGACTGAACAATTCCTTGCGTCACCACGCCATAGCCATTAATCGCCCCAGTGATATTTTTGGCAATGAACAATGAGTAACTTGGCGATGTGCCAACACTTCCAATGGCGATATTTCCAGCGCTATCAATTCGCAGCCGCTCTACAGGCGTTGCTGAACCTGATGGCGTGGTGCTGAAAATTAGACGACCTGGCACAGAGCCGGATGCTGTAGTGCCGTCTGCTTGACCTTCAACAACTGCCGCCCTGATAAAACCTGCATCAGTTCCAACAGCTCGACCGTCAGAACCGAGGAAGACAACACGCCCTAACGAATCTCCATTGGCCACTAAGCCTTGCGCATCCAGACTTCCACGACTCCTTCCAAGCAGAAGATTTGGAGCAACAGTTGCGGTCGTCGAATAAGCACTCCAAAAGGCACTTGCTTCAGCTTGTCCTGTGGCTCGTTGCTGATATTGGCTGTTTCCAATGGTTGAGGAGCTTAATGGCGTTGCAATGCTTGTGCTCGTCCCAATTAACAAGCGGCCAGATCCATCAACTCGGGCGCGTTCAGTGCCAGCATTAGCAAAAATAAAATTGTTGCTAGCAAAGTAGCTATCAGCGGTGCCGTTCGCATAGAAATTCCAGCGACCAGTGGCACTTGCAAGATTGCTATAAAAACCGTAGTTATTAGTGGCTCCGGATAGAGTGCTAGCCGCGTTAAATCCATACTGGTTTGTAACAGTGGATCCAGATCCAATTGTTGTTTGACTAGCGTTGTAATGTACTAAATTAGCTAGCGTAAAAGATGCAGCTTGTGTCCCAAGAACGCAGGCATAACCATAGGCGGTAGAAGTGACGCCGCTTAAAGCGTCAACATTGACATAGTTTGCGTAAGCAGTAGTGGCTCCTGTAATATCCTTTTGATTGTAAAAACCTACGGCTGCGCTTCCGTTTCCGCCAAAGCCAATATTGCCATCGCTTCTAATGCGCAGATACTCCACAGGCGACGCCGAACCTGAGGGAGTGGCGCTAAAAACTAATCGAGTGGGAGCTGAGTTTGTGCCAAATGACGCGTCACTAACAAAATCGATACGCCCGCCTTCTACAAAAGTCGTCCCGTCAGATCCTGCTGCAGTAATTCTCCCCAAAGGAATTCCTCCAGTTAATACGCCTTGAGTGCCTAGCGTTGTCCCAAGAGACCTTGCAAAAGCGATTGAAGGAGAAACGGAACTAGCGTTAGAAAACTGAGCAATTAACTTTGTGGAAGTATTACCATCGGTTCCCGCTAGTTGATCTCTACAACTTCCATAGGAAAGCCCGGCAATATTTGTAGTAATTGAAGTGCTTGTCCCAATCAACAAGCGGCCGGTTGAGTCAATGCGAGCACGCTCAGTATTGCTTGTATAAAAAGCAACTGTGTTTGTTGTTGGAATGTCTAAGCGAGTATTTTCGTCATTGAATTCAATTCCCGAATTTAACCCGCCGCCCACGCGAACACGAGCTCCAGAAGCGTTTTCAACATGCAAATTAGTAACAGGTGCGGATGTTCCAATGCCAATAAAACCACTACTTGTAATCCGCATCCGCTCTGTAGGGCTACTAGAACCATTGGCAGTTGTGCTAAATAACAGCCGACAAGGCATATCATTTGCGCCAGGGGTGCCGTCTACTGCAGAACTAATCTCAGCACCGCGTATGTAGTTAGTTCCATCATTGCCACGGAACGTGATGCCACCAAGATTGTTGCTATCTGCAACTGCGGCCCCAGCATTGCTTCGCGCAATCCAAAAATATGCAGCATCGTTAGATGAAATTAATTGTGCATTTGGTTGCGTGGTGCCAGTACTGGATCCTATCTGTAGGCTTCCTCCTAAAATACTAGAGCTCGTCCCCACCAGTAATCTGCCTGATGAATCCACGCGTGCTCTTTCAGTGCCGCCATTAGCAAAGATGAAATTATTGCTAACGAAATACGAATCAGCAGTGCCAGCAGCAAAAAAGGCAAAATTACCAGTGCCTCCCGGAACTGCACTATAAAAGCCATAGTTATTAGTAGCGCCACTAAAAGCGGCGCTAGCATAAAATCCCATTTGACTGGTCACAGTGGCACCACTGCCGAATGCCCCTGGGATTGCGTTGAAATGCCTTAATTCTTGAACTGTAAAACTGCCACTAGAAACGCTCGGGTTGCTTGAAAATACTTGGGGAGCGGTAATTGCATCATTCTGAACCACGGGTGTTCCCAGAATTGACACTGGGCTCACTGATCCAGTGAGAGCATTGGCAAAGCGAATGCTGGCGCCAGAGGCACCACCTGCAGTAGTTGTACTGCCAATTGCCACAGCGCCGGTAGATCCAATTCGTAAACGCTCAACCGAATTAGTAGAAATACCTACGCCATTAGTCGCTGGCAAAAATAAACCATTAGCGGGTGTAGTGGTACTTGTAGGAATAAAAGAACCACCAGTAATACTGCCAGTCGTTACTGCATTTTGACTCCCGAAATTAGGACTAATCTTGGTGCCAGCAATGGCTGCACTAGCGTTTACATCGGCGTCAATGATCGTTCCACTGGCAATCATCGCGCTGGTAACAGTACCAGTATCGCCAGTAGTGATAACAGTACCAGTAATATTTGGAAAGGTAATTGTTTGATCGGCCGTAGGATTTGCAACTGTCAATGTGGTTTCAAAGCCATCATCAACACTGCCTTCAAAAACAATATTTGCATTAACGCCCATGACCAGCGGACCGGTCATTGTATCGCCAGACGCATTAATAAAATCATTCGCGCTGCTGCGCCAATCACTACCATCCCAAGTTTTAATTAAATAATTACCACCACTAGTATCTAACCATTGTTCGCCAATTGTATTACCAGATGCACCACCACTTGCAGGCGAAGCATTAGGGGCTCCACTGCCAACATGCACAGGACCAACTTTTACAAGCCTGTTTGCACTGTCAACAAAAAACAAGCCTGGACTACCGCTAGCCGTATTAAGAGCTATTTGCCCAGCGGCCATGCCCGAAGGTTGAGGACGCTTGTTCGCAGTGGACGACCGAAGATGCTTAAGCATGATGCCTCTTAACGTCTATAAAGACCGAGAATTATCTTTATAGAGTCTAAAGACACTAATTAATAAGTGCCGTCGTCAATGGTGGCAGTAATAGTTCCAGCCGTAAAATCGCCATTAACATCACGAGCAACAATTGCGCTAGCAGTGTTAGCGCTTGTCGCAGTAGTTGCACTATTGCTTACTTTGCCTGCTGTAGAAATCGTACTCAGCTTGCTGTCTGCAATGCTACCAGCGAGCATTGTATTGGTAACAGTGCCAGTGTCACCATTGGTGACAACAGTACCCGTAACATTGGGCAGCGTAATAGTTCTTGCCGCAGTAGGATCTGCAACTGTTAACGTTGTTTCAAAGCCATCATTAGTGGCACCTTCAAACAGCAAGCTACCAGTGGTACCAAAAATCACCTGGCCAGTGATGGTTCCGCCTGCTTTTGGCAATGCGGCATTGGCTAGGTCGTAGGCGCTCTTAACAGCCGTTGCAGTGGCAGCTAATGTGCTGCTAGTAGTCGAAATGCTGTCTGTAAGCTGAACCACGCCAGCAGCGCTTGTAGATGCTGCGCTAATGCTGAACAATGGAGTGGTTGTCCCACTAACGACAGACAATGGAGCAGCGGCGCTGACGCTTGTTACCGTGCCGCTTGCTGGCGTCGCCCACTTAACTCCTAATGTTTGAGTGGAATCTGCCGTCAACACTTGATTATTAGTGCCAACAGTCAGTTTGCTAATAGTAGTAGCGCCACTGCCAACGATTAAATCACCCTTGGTATAGCTAGTAATATTGGTGCCACCACGAGCAACACCTAAGGTGCCGCTTGTTAAATTACTTGCATTTCTACATTCATTGCTAACTTCTTCAATTGCCCCCTGAACATTAATGGCGCTAATGCTTGCCGCTGGAGTAAAGCCAATTTGACCAGCAGTCTGCGATGTATAAGTTGAACTAACGTCAATCTCAGTCCAAGCAGTACCATTGCAAAGAAGAATATCAGGAGGAGACAGGGGGACGGCTGGTGCAGGCGAAACGCCAGTACCTCCGCTGGCAACGACCACATAGTACCGATTAAGCGAAGCGCTAGCAGCAGGCAATGGAGACCCAATTGTAAGTCCAACAGCCGTGCCCTCAGTTGTAACTGTGGCAATCGTATTTCCACTCGCATTGTAAGTACCAGCAAAAACAATCTCGCCGACACTCACACCAACTGGGTTCCAAACATTGCCATCCCACAGATATAAATCTTTCTGCAATGGATTGAAGAAGAATTGCCCAGTAAACGCTGCAGCAGGCAAGCCCTCACCAAAGCTTGTTACTGAATAATCTGCCAACTTAACAGCAGTAACAGCATCGTCAGCGATATAAGTGGAGCCAATAGTGCCAGAAATAATCTTGCTGGCGTCCAATCCTGGAATATCTCCAGAAGCTAAAGTGGTGGCGCCAGAAATAACATGACCCTGGCTATCAACTTGCACTCGATAATAAGTGCCGCTAGCAACAGAACTAATATGACCAATGGCATCGCCGGTCATTGCTAAACCAGCGCCTGGATAAACAGCTCCTCTTACTGATGCAGTGGCAACGGGAAGATCAGCTCCTTGCAAAGCCCTAAACGTAGGAGCAGCATCACTGCCACTTGCCGGTCCCACCAGCACACGATTTGCGCTTTGCGTTTTTAATGCAGGCGTAATAACAGCCGAATATAAATCAGGATAGGTGACAGTAAAGCCGTAAGCGCTATCGCCGCTAACAGCGATGGTGTTTAGGGCAGATTGTCTAGTCCACCCAGAACCAGTCCAGGTATATTCGTAGCCATTGTTTGTATTGAAATATTGCTGTCCAATGAAAGCACCACTGGCAGATGGCGTTGCTCCCGCAACAATTGAAGCGCTTTGATCTGCAAGTTTAATAGCAGTGACAGCAGCATTTGCAATCTTGCTTTCTGTAACACCACTATTGGCAATCTTGGCACTGGTTACCGCATTATTTGCAATGGTGGCTGCGAATGATGATGTGCCAGTACCGCTTACGTCTCCCGTGAGAGTAATTGTTTGGTCGCCTGTATTAGTGCCAGTGGATGTACCAGAAAAACTACCATTTTGCGTAGCAAGCGTGCCCAGTCCTAATGTCGTACGGATGGCAGAAATTGATGCATCATCAAGAATGGAGCGAGCAGCGGCAGTACAAGGAATTTCCTCAATTGTGCCACCACTAGCGCTAGACCTTCCCAGGATTACATTGCTTTGAGACGTTTGCGCAATGCGACTATAAGTGACAGCATTGACTGCAATCTTGGAAGTGGTAATGCTATTGTCGGCAATAGCATTAGTTGTAACTGCATTATTAGAAATATCTCCACTGCCAATAGACAATGAATTCAGCAGGGCAATGCTGCCAAGCCCTAAGGCATTACGCATGCCGCTAATAGTTGGCTCAGCGACAACAGAACGAGCTGCGCTAGTAAACGCTCCGCTGGAAACTATATTTGCTGCTGTTGTATAAAAGAACAGGTCTGAAGAGCCGGCATTTGCCGAGATGCCTGCCAATGCAGAGTTATATGCTTGAACGTTTGTTCCAATGGCAAGACCAAGATTGGTCCTTGCTTGTGCAGCAGTGGAAGCTCCAGTGCCACCATCCGCAATAGCGATGTCCGTAATATTAGTGATGGTGCCGCCAGAAATGACTGCGTTGCCAGAACGGAATGTTACTCCGGAAATCGTTCCTCCCGTAATTCCAACACTATTAGAGTTTTGCGTGGCAATGGTGCCAAGTCCAATAGTCGATCGAATGCCGCTAGCTGTGGTTTGAGCAAGAACGGTGCGCCCTAAGCTAGTTAAAGTTGCGGAGGTAATAACTCCAGAAGCGCTGGAGTAGATAATATTATTGGCTTGATTATATAGGCCTGTTGTGCTTGCAAGAATGGCATTGTAAGCTTGCACGTCAGTGCCAATAACAAGCCCTAAATTTGCCCTCGCTCCGCTAGCAGTGGATGCGCCAGTTCCTCCATCTGTAATAGCTAAATCAGTGATATTAGTAATCGTTCCGCCAGAAATAACGGCATTAGCAGAGCGGAATGTAACTCCACTAATAGTGCCGCCTGTGATGCCAACATTATTAGCATTTTGAGAAGCAATGGTTCCCAAAGAAGGGAGGCCAGTTAGGCTTGCATATGTGCCGCTTGTCGCCACTGGAGCGAGACCAGTGACACTGCCAGCGGAAATAATGATAGGAATGCCGCTAGCAGATGTAATTAAACCTTTGCTATTAACGACAAAACGTGCAACAGTTGACGCATTGCCATATACACCACTTGCCACTCCAGTATTGGCAAATGCAACAGAAGATAATTTTGTGGCTGAATTTTGATCTAATTTAGAAAGATCGATGAACGACGATGGTGATCCGCTGATGCCATAGTTAATTAAACTGGCAACACTAACTTGTTTAGTTTCTCCAGCGCTTACATCTACAACCGGCAAAGAATCTGCTTGAGAAAGGCCCGCAGAAAGCGTTACTAACTCTGAAATACGAACAGTCACGTTAGTTGACCTCCAAGAGAACGCCCAGCTCTTCTAGCGTAGATTCATTGCCAATCCTAACATTATTTTCAGTTGTCAAATCAACTGGACCAACGCCAGCAGTTAATATAAACTCTCCAGAAGTGATGAAATCAAAACTACATTCAGCAATTTGATCTGCTCGCATTGTAAATGCGGACCTCGTTAATATTCCGTTCACTTCGTAATACACTCCATCAGATGCTCCATATCCAAATGGTTGAGGGGGGCCTGGCTCTAAAATGTAAAAACGACCAGCAAATCCGCTGCCTACTTCCACTTTTTGGATGAGTTGCGCCAATGCAAGAGGAAGCTCTTCACCGTCTAAGCTTTTAAAATTGAATAGGCAATCAACACTGCCGCTGCCGCTAATTGCGCTTGATTCAAAAGTTTTATACTTATTGCCCAGTGCTGTCACGTCAACAGACTCTCGATCGGTGGACAATGTAAATCCTTGCACCTCCCCTAAGGTTGTGTAGGATCCAGGTAATAACTGTAGGCTTACGTCCCATGGTACGCTGGTGCTAGGTTTTGCCAATGGAATGGCAGAATATCTGCTACCAGGATTCGCTAATGCATCGGCAAAGTTGCGATACATGCGAAACGCTCCCATTCTGTCTACATTGACATAAAATTCCAAAGGAAGCACGCCTGCCCCTGGATTGTCTATGTAAGTGGTATTGGCAATGCTTTCGTAAAAACGAAATGGCAATCCTCTTGCGTCGCTCGTGGTAAGACGCAATCTATCGCCAGTCACAATCGTGCCAATCGGCAAGTCAAGTCCGTTCTCAACGCCCAAAGATACGCGGTTTCTTAATACGTCTAAATCAGAGGGGCCAATAGTACAACTAATAGGCTTTGATGATCCAACACGCTTAAACTCAATACTGCCATAATGACCAGCAAATACAGTCATGACTAATCATTTCTCAAAGCCTTGACACATTAGGCTTCCAGGGCACATCAAGAAGTGGGCCATCAACCGTAAAGTTAGTGGCAACAGTAACCACTTCTCCATAGCTAACACTAACACTAGCGCTTGTTACATAAGCATTAAACAGGAAATTAGTCTTCCACCTGTTTTCGCTGTCCACTAAGAAGCTACCACCGTCAACGGCTAAATTCATGATCACACGAGGAGGCACATCTCGCGGAAACAGAATATCAACGAGCTCAAAAATATCGCGAGTATTGGAAGACGCGCCGCTGTTTAAATCATCTTCATAAAACATTAAGGTGGCGCTACCATCTCCAGAAGTGATCGATGGCGCAAAAGTCTTCACTACATCACCTAGCGCCGTAGTTTCAATGACTTCGCTATTACTATTAAAGCTCCAGTCGCGAATTTTTGCAATGCGATAGTTGTCAACAGTAATATCTAATTCATTATCAACGCCGACAGTATTCACCGACCCCACCGTAAAATCGGCAGTCATTCGCACTAAAACATTATTGGCATATCTTGCGAGATACACCACGTCAGTGTCAGCATAATTTCCACCAGCAGTGGATACGGTAAAGCTGCAGCTCCTTGATAAATCGTTAACACCAATCGCAGTGGTGGCTCTATATTGTCCTCCAGTGCCCTGTCCTCGCACTGTAACAACATTTAACACTTGACCAATAGTAGTAGATTGGCCTGCCTCAATATTTTGAGTGATTGTGCCAGTTAGACCACTATTGGCCCTGCGGGCAATATAAATGCGACCGTTATTTCCAGTGTAAACTGCCATGGTCTACCCACTATTAATAGTTAAATGTTAGCACAAGCGCGTGAATCAATTGTCAATGAAGAAAAGGCTCTCGTCAAACTGTCCGTTTGCATTTAATCGAACAATATTGCTTTTGGTTTGGCCTCCTTCTTCTCTGCATGGATGCTCAACTGCGCTAATCTTCACTTCGCCCTCAGCCTCTAGCGCCACACCGACCACTCTAAACACTCGCTTTGAGGCGCTTTCGGTTCCCAAAACAAACAATGCGCCGGTCCCTGCATAGGCAGATAAAGCCGCAGCTTGGCCATTTGTATATGAAATGGATTGCTTGATTGGCTGAGATCCAGGCTTGTAAATCAATGTGGAATAGGTGCCAGTGATAGACTCTCCACCAAAAGGAATGTTAATGGTGCCATCATCCAAGACAACGCCTGAGTGCATATTGTCCCATTCGTTATCGTCTATCTGCACATAGATATAAGAGCCGGGCTCAACAGGGGCTTCGGTTGGGAACGTCGAAAATTCGATGCCACGCCGAATGTGGCGCCGTTGTTGCACAAGCAAAATGGCATAATGCAAAGCTTGGTGCCTATTTGTCACAAAACTAGATAAATCGAATGTCCTCCTTGTCGCAGTCGTAGTATCTGTATCCTTTAATCGAACTGTAATGTTGGTGTTTCTGGGAAATGGTTCTTCCGATGATTGATCGCGGTACACTACGGTAGCGATTAAATCTTCAGTTGTTTCTCCATAGTCAAGAAAATCTTCTTTGTATGACTCCTCCAAGATGTTGCCCTGATTAAACAATGCACTAATTGTCACAACATCAGTGATTGATCCATCTGCTTTATGCGGAACAGCGGGAATCAACGTTTCCTTGCCGCCAATACGAGCGAGCTCTAATAAAGAATGTGGTGCAACTTCCGCCCAAAAAGTTCGCCATGCGCCTTTGTCTGCAATCACTCCGTCCATATGGTACGACTGATTGATGCAGAAATTTTTTGCTATGGCTAAACGTGCAATATCAATACCAGACGGATCAGCGTATTGACCAATGCCATTTTCTTTGTCCAAAATTGTATCCAAGAAAATATCTGGTGCCAACGATGAATACACGTTCGGCAATTCTGGATACGATGGAGGAGAAGTTTGGATGCCCCTTACCTTGCGTCCTTTTGTGGCAAATACACTTAAGCTACGCAGGCTCGTAATGCCGGCCCCGCTATAAGCATTAAAGCCAATAACGCTAAGTCCTTTATAATAATTTTCACTAAAATCGCTAAGCTGTTGCTCCGTAACGGCCGTAATCTTGAACTCAGGACCACTATCAAAAGACGCCTGCATCACCGTGTCAGAGTGCGTTGAATACAACATCCACTCATCAACCCCGTATGGCGATTTATTGACCGGAGGAAGATTATCCCTACCTGGGTTCCTCGAATAGCCCCTGTAATAAAACGGACCAATTTGCTTAATATTTCCCCTGTTCTCTAGGTAAATATATTTAAGCTTCTCTCCTTGGGCGTTAACACCGGCAATGTTAAATCCTATGCGCAATGCTTCAGACGATGGATCAGTGATTGGTTCAAATTCAAACTCCCACTTATCCGGAGCAGCGTAAGTGCCGCTTCCTGTTTGCGTAAGCTGCGCAAAACTAAAAGGAATATAATTCTCTTTGTCATACCTTCTTCTCACGCAAAAGATGGCATTGACATAACGCCAATATTGACTTGATTCATTAATTTTCTTGTATCGCACGGTAAACATAGCAGTGCGAGGCTTATTTCCATTGTCACTGTCCCTGTAGCGCTTCCCTTCTTCTTTTACTTTTTTCTCGCCATACCTAGCGGCTCTTCCTTGTATCCGCATGAACACACGGGCTTTAATTGAAAAATGAACAATATGACTTGGCGTTAACATTTCATAGCGAGCCACTGACACTTTTGCAATGCATTTAGTACCAAGATAATCGTTGAAACTATTTGGAATAATTTCCGGATCAGAGTAATATTGGTAGCTAGACATTACAGTCTCTTCAAGAGAAGCACCAGGAGGCAATTGACGAGCGAGGGAAAGGTCTGTTTGCTGTAATTGGCTAATAACATTTTGAAGCTCTAATTTTTTTAGAGCAATTTGCGCGTCAAGATTTGCATAAGCTTGCGCTAAAGCGGCGCTATCAAAGTCAGCAGCAGCCAATACTTTTGATTCAAGCCTGCGAATGTAGTTCTTGAGTTTACGCAACGTTAAGCGCTCTAGTTTTGCTGACGGCGTACGATCATTTAAATTTGGAAATCCACCTAAATCTACATTGACACCCTCAAACGAATTAATGGCAGAATTAGCAATCCTGCGAGCGCTAATGAGTTGACTACGAACATTTCCATCTGCTACACCTTTTTCGCGAATAGCGTTTGCCAGTGCGCTGCGCTGTCTTCTTAAAAGTTTCTTGCTGTCAAGAATATTTTTTTTAACTTTCTCCAACGAAGCTTTGGCTGATTTTAATTTTTTCTTCTCATCAGCCGTAAGACTTTCCTTGTCTTCTAGTCTTTCTATTTTTCCGTTATATTTTTCTTTGTCATCCTTTAAGTCTTCAATCTCTTTTTCTGTCTCGCGAATGTCCGCCGCGAAACCTTTAATCGTATCGTCAAAATCATTACTATCAAGAACCAATTCATCCATCTCTGACCTATTTCGCCTATAAGACATAATCGCCTCGTAGGATTCTTCTGTTTCATCAGACAAATTAACAAGTCTGTCTATGATCCTTCTCTTTTTAGCCGACAAACCGCTATCAACAAAGTCGCTCACTTTAATAGTGCTTCGACTTGCTTCTAGTGCGGCAATTTGTAACGGTATTGCCTTTTGCAAGGCCTTAAGCTCATTCCTTTGCTCTTCTACATCTTCGGTTTGATAGTCTTCCCATGGGCCATATCCTTCTTTTACGCATTCAAAGTAGACAATCATGTCTTCTTCGTCTAACCCTTGGTCTCCGCCCTGTCCTTCTCCGCTAATCCGATCCACTTGAAACAAGGCACTACCAAGCTTATATAAAATGCCTTTTTCGATGGACTCTGATGCTGCATAACGAATCTCGTCTGCGAGGTCGTCGGCTTCATCCGCTCCCTGTATCTTCTTGACTTTTTTAATCCTTAAATTAATTTTCTCCCCTTTTTGAATAATTTGCCGCGTACGACCAAAATATTTACTTGGCCAAAAGGCCCCTCGGTCTTCCAGCAAAATATTAAGATCGGCTTTTTTCTCATCGCCATCTTCCTCTCGTCCAAAAACGCTTACCTTAATGGGAACAGGAGAAAACAGTCCAAACTCATTAGACGATGTAGGGGTGAATGCTTGACTAAAACCAAACAGTTCTTCGTCCTCGTTTAATGTTGGACGATAAACAATTGCATTCTTTCTGTTTTGATAGGGATCATCCCCTCTGCCTCGGCGAATATCGTTGTAACGTATAACCTTGTCATTTTCAAAATACTGCCATGAAGAGCCGGCAGTAAATAGCTTCGTCAATGTTTGCCCAAAGGCAGTTTTTGTAAAATCAGGAGGATAAATTTCCGATGCACCAATGGCTGCCAATAACTGCACATACTGAGCATTGCCAGTGCTATAAACAGCCGACCACAATAAAGACGTATTAACTCTCACCCCACCATTAGGATTTTCACCATACCCATTACCATAGTTTGCATAAACTAAATTCACTGGATCGCCATATTGCGCTATTTCTTGAAATGAATCAAACCCGTAGCGTGGCGCAAACCTCCTTTCTCTTACGCGTCGTTGATTAACGGCTTCTGGTGCTTCAGGGCGTGGAGCAATCAATGCCGCCACGACTTGCGCAACTGTGCCGATAATGCTCAAAGCAAGCGCAATGGCGGGCGTAGCAGGACCATTGCGAATGTCCAATAGCGTTCCAGCTTTCTCGTCCTTGTATTCAGCTTGTGCCTTACGAAACTCAAAATATTCGTCTTCCGTAATATCAAGCGCTTCAATCAAGGCCTGTTCGTAAGGGAGAAGTTGACGCATGATAATATTTTCTAGTCTTACCTAGTTTAATTGGTAAAAGAATGCCAAAAAGACGAAGCGATCAAATGAGGGCTCCAGAACGAGCGCTTATGCCGTGCAATCGTTAATATGCCATTGTTCACAAACACACCAAGTCCAATGTGCCCCTTTTGTAACGACAGTACAGCTAAATCACCTTCTTCTGGACTGGCTTGTTTGTAAGCAATTGTTTTTACTTGCGCCAATATTTTCCGAATAGGCAAATCGTCCATAAGCTCATCATATACCCACGCAAATTCATCTTCGTAGCTTGGAAGCCCAAGCCTTTTCCTTGCTTCTACAAATAACGAAAAGCAATCCACGTAAGACGATGGACCAGAATATTTCGCTCCAATGCAATACGGTAAACCAATTAAATCGTTCATGGCTACGCAATAGCCAGGTCTGCACTTAATGGTAAAATTCCAGCGTTTTCTTTTGTCAATGATTTAGCAGGAAAGTTTGCATTGACGCTATCCATGGCACTCCTGAATCGAAGCTCAACAGTTGTCTCGGAAAAGCTGGCACCAATGCCAACATAATTTTCTGAATATTGTGCCACCACTTGATAGTCACTATATTGATCACTAGCGGAGTTGTTATCGTACCAAACTGTTCTTACGGTAAGAGACGATAGTCTATTGCCGTTGCCTCCTTCTACTAAGCGCACGGCAAACAAAGAGAATGGAAATAGTATTTGCAATAAATCGTTATCTCCACCTAATTGTGCCGATGCGCCTTCCACTCTAAAAGGAGCGTATAAAAAGGTAGGAGAAGAAGATAAAAACGGAAGCGTCACTCCAGAGTTTTCAGAATAGAAAAAATTCTGAAAATGATATTCTCCCCCGGATTTTCCTTCTATGGAAATAAAATGAGCAATATTAATCATGGCTACGAAGGCGTATAGCGCAACTGTCCAATTATTTTAATTTGTACATTGCTATAAGACAGTGCAACGCTTTCGATTTGCGGAGGCTCAGCGTAATGCCAGACAATTTCGCTCATTCTATTCATTCGACTAATCAAGCCAACTGGAGTGGGCAATGATTCATTTGTACTGTATCCACTGAACACTTCGTCGGGAATTGAAAATCCTTTCTGAAGAGTTTGGTTGTCATGATAATGATCCCATAACTGAGCAACAATTTCTTCGTTCGCATTGTTAAAACTTAGGCTTAGCTCATAATTAAATCGAACATTACCAAAGCTCCTCCTAACGACAACACCATTTAAAGTTTGATATTGTTTAATGGGCGCCTGTCCCATCGTAATGGAACGTTGAGAAGGGCGCAATGCAGGGAAGTCAGACATTATTGCATACCCACTTGACGACGAATGTTAGGAGAATTACGGAGCTTATCTAAGGCTAACTGACTGCCGCGAGAAGCGCCATCACGAGCAGCAAGACGACGAGTTTCTGCCATCGCCTGCTCTAGTTGAGCCCTGTCTACATACTCTACGCCATTAATTGTTGTGCTTTGGAAGCTCATTGACAACACTGGAGAGGATGCAGACTGCGACCGAGGAGAAAGTAGATCGCGAGAAGATTGACCTCCCAATTGCACAGGAATGCTCTTGCCATCGGGGAGAGGAACAATGGCTTCGTTGTAGCGTCCTTCTCCCATTAAACCAAGCGTGGGACCTTGAACAGTGCCGCCATTAGCAAATGCTCGGAATGGAATGAATCCTCCCTTTGCAATGCCACCATTAGCGAAAACGCCGCCGGGCGTGATTTTAGTAGTTGACAATGCATTGGTTCCAGAAAGGAAGCCTCCACCACCGCCACCGCCGCCAAACAGTCCACCAAGGCCTCCAAGGCCACCGAGCAAGCCTCCAATGCTCAATGCGATACTGCCAATACCGCCAAGCACGTTAGACGTGCCTCCTTCCTTGATTTGACTGATGCCAGCAGAGATGCCCATGATTGAACCTGCCGCCATGCCAATACCTTGAACAACCCTGCCTAAACTTTCCTGCCATTTTGCGCCAATAGCGCCTTTGGGACCAGCTTCATCAGCGGCGGCATTAATCGTAGAGGCAGTGTCCATAACACTAATTTCCATGTTGGACAATGCAGCATTGAACGATTCCGAACCAAGTGTTGCCGTTTCGCCAGCGCCAATAACAGGCAGTGGCGTATTCATCGATACGCCAGCCATAGCCTGAGGAGCGCCAGAAGGAACAAGGCCATTGCCAGTGTTTATTGCAGTTTGCTTTGTATAGGCTTCTATGTTTTTTTGTACAGCCAATTGCGCTTCTAACCTGTCTATTGTTTCCTTTCGTTTCGCTTCTTCGTCTGGTACGCCAAAAATACTTCCAAGTGTTTTCTTGAAGAAATCTTCCACAGGCTTCATTGCGAAATCAAAGAACATAGTTAGGAACTGATCGGCCAATGCATCTTGAGCTTTCTTGAGCGCTTCCACTCCATCCACTCCAGTGGCAATTTCTTTGAAAAGTGTTTTGTAAGTATCAGTTACCCCACCAACTGCATCGTCAATGCGAGACGAAATTTCTTCAATACGCTTTAATGCATCTGCTTGCTTCATTGAAGCAATTGCATTTTCCAGTTGTACAATCGTAAAATCCTTCAGTCCCTTCTCTGCCATTGCAACAGCATTGGCATAATTATCAATCACGAGGCGAGCCTTTGTGTATTCCGCTGTTTGTTCCTTGCTTAAAGAAACGCCTTTTTCTTCCATCTGCTGATACTTTTCAAACACTCCAATGCTTGTTAAGTATTCTTGCGTTAGCTGCTCAAGTAGCGCAGACGATTTTTCCTGCGCAATGGTCATTTCTTTTGTAAAATCAATCAACTCAGATGGCATTCCCTGCAGTTCCAGTTGATTCCTTAATGACAGCAATCGATTTTCTAGCTGCATTTGAGCAATCGGGAAAATTGCGTCAAAGTTTTGCTTGATGACGAGCGCGTATTTTTTCCTTGCATCAGCCAAAGCAAGATTCAACCGCAGCGTACTATTTAAAACTGCTTGTTCTTTTTCTGCCATAGCAACCACGTCTCTGCGCTCGCTTCCAGATACAGGACGCCCAATGGAGCGAGGGAAATCGCTTCCCCCTACCGTGTCTCCTATGCGAAGATTGGCATTGGCACCAGCGCTGAATTGTGAAATGAAACCATAAGAAGCCTGCCCCTGTGGAGCCCTAGGAGGAAGATTTCCTGGCGCTACGCTTCCTCCGGCTTTTTGCACTTCTTGACCCGCTTTAAAGACTTCCTCTTCATAGCCAATAAGAACATCAGAAAGTTCTTTGGCTAGTTTAATTTTTGCCTGCTGGATTTCGTTGGCACCAGATTCTTCGTAGGCGAATTGCATATCAAGCAGTTTTTTCTTGTGTTCAAAAAGCATATTTGCCCGCTCCATTTCGCCTTCTGTGCGAGCTTTTGCTAATTGGTCGGCAAGGTTTTCTAGGCTCTCAAGACTTTGCTCTTTTGCTTTTGAAGTTTTTTCAGTTGCGCTTAGATCGATTTTTTGCAGTTCCTGTGTTGGCCGTATTTTATCCTCAAGATTTTGCTGTAGTGCGTTTTGCCTTGTTTGACGAGCTGCTTGTAAATTGCGTTGCGCCGTTAAAACATTTGAAAACGTTTGATCCGCTTTTCTTTGCGCTGCCGCTAACGCTTGCTGTTGCGCTCTCAAATCCTCAGGAGTGGCGCCTGCTAATTCCATGGCTTGAGCGGCTTTTAATTCACCCAATGCCTGCATATTTTTTCTTCTAGCAATTGCGAGTTGCGTGTTTGCGTCCATATATTCTTTTGTTGCTCTATCAATGTCTCCAGCGTTTGCAATTTGGTCCAGTTCTAGCCTCATGTTCTGGATATCCTGTTTTGATTGTTGAGCAGCATTCCCAACATTCAAGATTTTTTGAGCAAGTACGTCAAGCCCAACTAAAACGGCACCAATAACAACTCCCGTTATTGCTGCTCGCAATGCGATAACACCAATTCTTGCTGCTGCAGTAGCAGCAGGAATTCTGATTAGGCCGGCAATAAATTTATAAACGGCTTGCACAGCAGGAATCAATCCTGCTTTGGTTAATAAATTCAATGCACCATTGAAGGTCGTAATAGCAACAGTTGCCATTATTGCGGCCCGACCAAAAGGCGATGTCGCAAATTGCAGCATTACACTTACAGCCTTCACTGCGAAAGGAATGAAAGATGCCACGGCCCTTCCCATTTCAGCAATAGCAAGACCAGCGCTTTCTATCGAAGGCCTTAGTTGCTGAATAACGTTATAAAAAGCCTGCGCTCTAGGCGATAAAGTGCCAACGGCATCACTACCTTTCGCGAAAGTACCAGTAAGCACTTGCATAGTGCTCGTCACATCCTTGATGAGACTATTTACTTGCGGGCCAAAAGTGGCAGCAAATTGATTAACAATTGGAGTCATGCTTTCATACATGAGCTTCAAATTATTTTGTATTTGATTTAATGAACCTTGCAGAGTTTTTGCTGCACCTTGTGCTGCTGGGCCGAACTTGCGATTCATTAAAATGGCAACATTGTCTAGCACTTGCCGCATTGCATCTCCTTTGAATGCGCCATCTTCCATCGCCTTACTGAATTCTGGAATGTCCATTTGAGCTGCTTCAGCGAATAAAGCCAACGCGCCAGGAAGAACGTCTCCAAGCTGCCCCTTAAGTTCTTCGCTCATGATTTGGCCTTTACTTGCCATTTGGGCAAAGGCATAATTCACTCGATCAACCTTATCTGCGCTTAAACCAAACGCAGCCGTTGCTTTAGAAATACCAGTAAAAAGCCCCTCGATTTCACCAGCGCTAAACCCTGCTGGCTTCATTGATGCATATAGCTTCACAAAACCTTGGCGAGCACTTTCCAATGGAACATTGAAGCGCGTAGCAAGATTATCAACAAAAGCAAATGAACGCTCAAATCCAGCAGCATCACCAGTTACTGCCTGCAGTTGATTTCGATAAGTAGCAAGTCCTTTGGCTGCTTCAAACGCTTGATTTGGAAGGTCCGTCAAAAACGCTAAGGCCTTATAAGCAGTGCCAAATAACAGCACCTGTTTGACGGCATTGCCAAACTCTGAACCTACTTCTGCAATGGCGCCACCAAGCGGAAGACGGTTTTGGTTTAAATAAGAACGTGCTGCCGCAAATGATTTACTAAATGAATTAATTGCCTTACCAGCAGCGAAGTATCCTTGCCCTAATTGAGATTGTGGCCCCATCATCCCATTACTTGGAAATCCACCTGGAGGAATGATGCCGCCCCCTCCGCCACGCCCTCCGTAACCACCAAAGATTCCGCCGGGAGGACGATTGCCAGGGCCAGCGGGGCCATTGGGACCAAACATGCTAGTTTGAGCATTGATTTGTCCATAAGGGCTTGATGGCACCATCATTCCCGACATTGGAAATGCTGTGGTTTTACCGCCATAAAGCGCAAAGCTAGCCCTTACGCCACCCATAGCACTGAATGCAGTGTTTCTATTTGCTTGGTCTATATAACCAAGACTTGGCGCATGTCTCGGCGATGGAGCCATTGGTCCTGCTGTTGGGAATTGACCAAGGGATCCCCTTGCTGTGGAGAACACCCCTTGCACTGGCAAAATGGGACCTTGCATCCTGCCTTGTGCCATTCCATAACGACCTCCGCCACCTCCTGTAAATCCAGTGCCATATGCTGCCGGCATACCAGGAGGGTAGTTAACGTAGGCAGCAGATAAAGCGCTTCGCCCGATATAACCAGCAGACGACGTGCCAGGAAGAATGCCGCTCCTCGCTCCAGTTCCGCTGACAATCTCTCCTAAAGAACCACGTCCAGATGCTGAACGAGCAAGATAATTGATGAGCTTATCGATTTTCTGCTCATTTGGACGAGCGTATCCCCCCATTTGTGGAGCTCTAAACTGCTGTCCGTATAAACCTTGTAACCGAGACTTAAGTTCGCCGGGCTTCATGCCCATCATTAAAGGCAATGCAGCCATAAACGATGGAGTGGTGGACGCAGCCGCTGCCGCCTGTCCTCTTGCACCTTGCTGACGAGCTCTAATATTTGCAAACGCTCCACCAGTCATTGCGGCATTAATTCCGCTTGCTCTTTGTTGTAAACGCCCCCGCTCCTGGAATCCGCCCGGCATGCGAATAATACCGGCCATGCCACCAGCACTTGCCATCAGCATTTTGGCGAAATTCGCCATATTTTGCTGTTGGCCACGTATTCCTTCCATTGAGAATCCGCCGGTCATGAACCCACGAATCATCGCCAATTGCTTCAAACTGGCAAGGATCTCTTTAACTTTTCCATCAACACGGCCCTCGATTTTATCTAAACCTTTGATAAGTTCAATTTCAAGACCATCCGCAGTGTCTTTACCAATCTTGCGCGTTTCCTTGGATGGAGACTGAGTTTTTAGCGATGTGCGTAATGCGGCAAGAATACCCTCGCCTAGCCCAGTGGCTGCTTTGCCTACAGAAGTGCGTCCGTCTAGTAAAGAATTGATTAGTCCACGAGTGGCATCGTCACCGGCTTGATCAAATGCAATTCTTAAATCTTTTCTTAATTGAGTGGTTGATTTTGATGGGTCAACGCCTTTCAGTCCAACATCAACAGCCTTTTGCGCTAACGCCTTGATTGCATTAGCATCAAATCCTCCTTTACCCGGCATTGCCAGCGTTTGCATTAACGCAGATGCGCGGGCTTTTGTTCCTGGTGTTTGATAAATAGCGCCTGGCTTGCCGGGATTGCCAGCAGGCATACCGGCCAGTAAATCCCTTAAGTCTTTGGCTTTTTTGATCTCGTTATCAAGATTTGTTTTTACTTCAAGCGTATAATTTCTGCGCTTAAAATTTGCACCAAGAGCATTTAGCTCTTTTTGGATGGAGCCACGATCAATCCTTACATTGATTGGAAGATTATACCCGGCCGCCGCCTGTCCCAGTCCTGTTAGTTGCTGCCTAAAAAATGCCAGGTCAAGACTTACCTTTAGCTTTAATTCCGCGTCTTGAGCTGCCATTGTAACTCTTTACTATTTTGCTTTTCTAAGTCTAAGCCTTTAGTTTTAATCCTGATTGCGACTACTGAAATTCTTGATTTCATCAGCCAACATTGCAATCACTCGTCCATTCATTCTTCTTGTCTTTATTAAATCCATTAATACTCTCATGCTTTCATCTGTCACGCCATTCTCTTTCTTAAGCTTACGCGTGTCAAACGGCAAGAAATCTTCTGGCGTCACTTTAGACTTACGGCCTGCCATCATTCCAGCCGCCATCGTCGCAAACTTGGCCACTGCTACGCTTTCAATATTGTATCTAGCCGTTTCGTGCTTCTCTAAATAGCGCAATGCAAGCGTTACGTCCTTAACGCGTTGCATGCCAAAGTTACGACTATTCCACCTTTCATCATGCAAGTCGGACGATGAAAGGCGGAAGTATAAGTCGTTCCAATTAGTGAGCGATGCCAGATTATTTCTGGCCTGTTTCTCTAGCCGTTCTGTTGTGCAGAGTCGCTCTTCGTCTTGGCTTTTTTTGCCGTGCTAGTCTCCTTAGTTTCACTGTCTTGCTCTTCGGCAATAAACTCAACAATCTTGGCAATGATCTTGCGGGGCAACACCTTTGAATCTTCTAGTGTCCAGTCGCCAAGATCCTGCCATTCACCATCGATTAAACCCTGGCCTCGCGAACGCACGAAAGCCGTCACCATGCGGGCGTTAGTAGCTTCTACGGACGAACTACTGGTGATCATGCTCAGTGTTTCTTCCGTGAAGTCAGAGAGCAATTCGGTTTCAGTGATTTCGCCGCCGCCTTGCAGAAGGGCAAAAGCTTCGTCAAGGCCAATGTCCTTCGCTAAAGCAATGCGCTTGGCAAGCTGCACGGCGCGAATGGTTGCCTGGCTTTGAAGCTTGCTAATCTCCTCTTGCTCAATAGCTTCCGCCACAAGCCAGCCGCCATATTTTTTAAGGCGGATAGTAGGCGTCAGTTCAAAATAACCTTCTTCCTTGGTTTGCAGAAGGAAACTATATTTGCTCATGACTTAGAACGTTCAAGATGGCATTAAATACCTTCACTCTTTCGCTACCAGAAAGGAATTCTTTGGGCAGTTCAACAAGCAAGGCGTGATGTTCGTTTGCAATTCTAATGGTAGTTTCCTGACAAGAAACAATACAAAGAATGCCAATTTCTAACGATGTGGAGTCAAGAAAATTATTGATGGCATGCACTCTTCCATCTTCGCTCCATAGGTAATCAATGTTCATTATTGCATGAATGCTCGCCGTATTCTATTTCTCAATGCTCGCGAAACCACGCTAGTTTCAAATTTTGCCCTTATTTGAAAATCGTCTGTCCATGGACGAGGAGCCTGATTTGTTCCTAGCCCTTCATGGACATACCATGCATACGCTCGTCCACTGCTGTTTGTTGCATCCCAGTTCCACGATGCAGACGGAGAAGCTCCTCCAAGATTTACGCTAAAACTTTCTCTGCCACTATCGTATAAAGCGCCAAGATCGTAAATGTCACGCGGACTGCCAACTGTTTCGCCGTTTTTTCTTTTTGTCTCATCTGGATAGGACCAAATATCAGCCTTAAATTGATCATCCCAATAGGCATCGTTAATATCTTCTTCGGCCCATGCAGCAAAAGCTTGGACAAGCTGTTTTTCTAAAAGCTTGCCATTTACTATACTGCCGCCGACAATAACGCTCATGCCAATTCAGGATGTAAACGACGAAGAACTCTATCTGGCACCGTGATTCTACAACGTTCATAAGCAACGTCATCGCCCCTAAAGTATCGTGGCGTACAATCAGGGAATCTGCGAATGATTCTTTCCATTGCTTCTCCTAAGGTGTTGCTGGCGGGGGTGTACTGAACTAAGATAATTTCCCACAGTTGATTGATGCTTAATGCCCCCACGCCAACAGACGGCAAACGCTCTGGCATTTCACGAATGGTCACTTCAAGTCCTTTTGCTTTCCATTCCTTAGGCACACTCTGCCTCCCTACTACATATACAGCAGGAATTACTTGACCTCCGGGCAGAGTATATTCTCCAATTAAATTGGGCGATGCCGAAAGAAGCTGCGTAATTGTTTCGCGCAGTTGACCAATATCCATGAAAAAAGCCCCCTACTAAGGAGGCTAGCAAACTTTTCCTAGCTACTGTATCAAGCGTTAGGAGCAGTAGGAATGAGGCTACCAGTGTTAGTAGCATTCTGGTGGATGCCAATGCGACCGCGAGAAACGAGATCGAAAGAACATTCAACCAGATTGTCAGCGGGATAGCTTTCGTTGTAGTTCATCACACGACCCACGTAAGCCACGCGATCGTAGTAGAACGTAGTGCCAGAAGCGCCAAGTTGCTTATTAATTTCCACGTACACTTCAGCGTCCTTATCATAACGAGAGGAGCTGATAACTTGGAAAGCTTCATCAAAGCTATTAGGCAGGAAAACAGTACCGTCAACATCCTTTTGGAAATAGGACGTAATAGAGGCAGTGGCCTGCGAAGTGACGATCACGCTATCAGCAAAACCGCCGCCGCCAAGCAGATAGAACTCTTGGTTG